GAGTGAGACGAATGAAACGCTTAGCCATAGCCATAGGCGCTCTTACAGCGCTTTCTCTGCCGGCCTGGGTGCCGGCAGTCGCTTTATCAAGCCCTGACCTTCAGACAAGGATTCACTCGCCGCCGACGCCGAGAGTGTGGCTCGCCGGGGTCTATCCGACGAGCACACTCCCGACCGAGCACTGGCAGCAAAGGCACCGCTTCCTTCTACGGAAACGGTTTCTCGCAACCAAACGAAGCCTCGCCGAAGCGAGGGCTGCTGCACAGCTCAAGGCATGGCAACTATACGAGTCAACGACAACGACCACGCAGCCGTACGTGCCGCCTGTCACGACCACGACGCAGCCCTACGTCTACGTGGCGCCGGTCACGACGACCACCGCGGCGGCGGCGAGCTATGGGTACGGTGACCCCTACGTCGCCCCGTCGAGCCAGCCGTGGCCGGTGGGCTGCATCCTCGGGGTCGAGTCAGGAGGCACCAACAACCCCGGCGGCGACGGCGGCGGCTACTTCCAGTTCGAGCCGACGACGTGGACGAACGTGACCGGGCTGGCTGCTCCCGCCACGATGTACTCGTGGCAGACGCAGCTCAATGCGTTCTGGACCCTGTACGACCAGCAGGGCGGTCTGTACCCTGCCTGGCAGGACGGCTGCTAGTCGTCAAGAAAGGGGTGCGGCCCTTCGGGGCCGCTCTCCCCTGTCTTCGCCAGGAGTGAGGAATCCTTCAGCGTGAAGGTGCGCCAGTAGGCGTAGTGTCGGATCGCGTCGCGAGCGTGCGGCTTGCCGACGACATAGAGCCCGCACTTCTTGAGCCGGAGATCGGACCAGAAGCCCTTCCCTGTGGAGGGGGACTGCCAGACCACAGGAGTAGCCGTCGCCTGCGCATACGCCTTGACGACGCCGATGATCTCGCTCGACGCCAGCCGCGCCGCCTCGTTGGCCGTGCGGTAAAAGGATTCTGCGATGATCGTCTCCGGTCGGCTGAACTCCAGGTAGCTCAGCAGGGTAGCGTGGTGCTCGCCCTCGAACTGGCGCGGCTCGATCACCCACGGCTCGTCGGCATTCGGGACGGTGGCTACCCCTGTGGTGCCACCTGGGTCGAGCGCGACGCAGTACACGCTAGGAGAGCGGCTCTGCCTTTGGTGGTAGCCGCGGTATGTGGTTGTGCTGGTCGTAATCGACGTGCACCCAGTCACTCATCACGTTCAGGTGCAGCTCGCCGTCGCAGCGGGTGCAGCGGACCGGGAACATGCCGGTACCCGCGCAGGTCAAGCACTCGGCAGCGTCGTCCTCGTATGGCACGAGGACCGTGACGGTCCCCTTCCCGAGACAGCTCGGGCAGAGTCCGCGCTTGACAGCATCGGATGGTTTCATGGGATATAACCGGCTCTTGCCCGATCCCAGCGGACTAGTTGCCCCGACCGATTGGAGAGGTGACATACGCCGGTCATTCGTCACCTAACGGGCTAGACCAGAAGGTCGCCGGTACCGTGAACGTCATGATCCTACACCTCCGACCAGTTCGTGCCCACTGCAGTCTCAACTGGGAAGGGGACGAAGGAACTGTAGGTCTCGGCGGCGACCCTCGGCATGACCTCGTGCATCAGCGTCGCCACCTCGTCGGGCTCGTCCGTCTCGACCAGGATCGAGTCATGTACGAGAAGCCGGATGTCGAGTCCGTGCTTCTCGTGTAGCTCGATCGCAGCCGACAGGCAGATGTCGCTGGCGGTGCTCTGTGGAATGAAGGCGTAGGACTCCTTCAAGGTGTCCTTCTTGTTCTCGTCGGTGAGCAGCAGCACGCGCCGGTGGCGCCCGTAGACGGTAGTCAGGTCCTGGTCCGTCTCGAGTACCTGGTGAGCGATCCGGTCACGCCAGGCCATGGCGCCGGGGATCATCCCCAGAAACGTGTCGATGTAGGTCTGCGCCTCCGCTGTCGGAATGCCGGCAGCCTGGCCGAGAGCGTACGCCTCACGTCCGTAGCTGAGTCCGTATACAACGCCCTTAGCCCAGACACGCTGCTCCTTGGTGAAGCCCGGCCCGAAGAACCTCTCAGCCACCTCCGAGTGGATGTCACGATCCTCCGCAAACATGCTCCTCAAATACTCGTCGCGTGACTCGCAGGTGATCACGCGCAACTCAATGGCCTTGTAGTCGGCCTGCACGAACACCTTGCCGGGGTCAGGCACGAACATGCGCTTGATAGCCGATTCCCGTGGGATGTTCTGCAGGTTTGGGTTGCGGCATGACAGACGCCCGGTCGTGGTGCCGTGCAGTAGGAAGGTCGGGTGTACGTAACCGTTCTCGAGTCGGTCCTCAATGCCCTTCACATAGGTACCGTGCAGCTTGGACAGGCGTCGGTGCTCCATTAGCTGGGTAAGGAACTCGAGCGCCGGCCCGGTTGCTGTCTCAACCAGCTTCTGCAGGACCTCGATGCCGGTGGACGGCGCGTTCATCCCCAGCTTGCGCAGGGCGTTGGTGATCTGCTGGGGAGAACGGGCGTTCTCCACCCATTTCCTTATGCTGCGGTCAAGGCCCTCGATCTGGTCGCTGAACTCGGTGTCGAGCTTGTGCATGTACTCGAGGTCGACCCGCAGTCCCTTCTGCTCCACAGGGAGCAGCATGTTCGAGCCGCGCACGAGCATGTCGTGTACCTTGGTCAGATCCTCCCGACGCATCCGTTCCTCGTACAACTCCATGAGGCTCCAGGTACACACCACATCGTAAGCGTTGTACTTGTGCAGGACTTCAGTCGGAACGTGAGCGAAGTTTTCACCTTTGCTGGAGATGTACTTGTGGATCAGGGTTGCGTAGTTTGGAGCACCGAGCCGTTCCATCGCCAGGTACTTCAGCCCGTGGGTACCCTTCCGCTCGTCGCAGACGTAGCTCGCTAGCATCGTGTCGAAGCCCAGTCGTGCCCCTGTGGTGATGTGTCTCAAGCCGGCGAGGTCGAACTTGCCGTTGTGCGCGACCACCCTCGATGAGCGCAGTAGGGCTGATAGCTCGTGCTGCACACCGAGGTCGTGCAGGGCCTGCTCACCGATCACGATCGCCTTGCCGGGGGCATAGGCCAGCCCCACGCAGAGCAGCCGCAGCTTGTCGGGCCGGATGAACGTCTCGTCCTTCTCGGCGCCGACCTCGATGTCGACCACCACCGAGGCTGGGGCCAGCTTGCGTAGCTGCTGGAGTGCCTGGCGGGCCTGCAGTGCAACCTCGAAGGTACGGTACTGCGGTTCCTCCCAGCCCATGCCGACGTCGCCGTTGATCTTGGCGATGTCGTCCACCAGCAGCGGCAGCGCCTCGGGCACGCGTAGCGCGTAGGCAGGGTGGATGGTCGGAATGACCGGCACGCCTGGGTAGAGGTGCGATTCCTTCGGCAGCCCCATGCGGTGCTCGAGGATGGACACCTTGTAGTCGAGGATGGCGGAGGCAGCCACGTTTCCCATAGCCACAATCGGGGCGCCGCCCTTGGTCGCCTCAGTGACTTCCTCGAGCAGGCGCGGCGCGCATGCCCGCACGGCCTTGGCGGTGGGCGTGGCGTTGTCCTTCGGCCGGCATAGACAGGCGTTGGTGATGAAGGCTTCTTTTCGCTGCAGCCGCTGACCCGCTAGCACTGCGTCGAGTATCTTGCCGGACGGACCGACGAACGGGATACCGTGCTTTGCTTCCTGTGCGCCCGGAGCCTCACCCACGATGACGATGTGCGGGTCCTCGACCTGCTTGGACGGCACGAAGATCGATTGCTCGTTCGCCAGCGGGCACTCCTCGCACTTGGCGAGCGGGTGCCGGCGCACTACCTCGAACTCGTCTGGCAGTTCGATGAGCTTCGGCAGTTCCCTCCATAGCGGCTCGGTGACCGCTGGCTGGGGCTGTGGTGTCGGTTTTGGCACCTCCAGCACCACCGGTTCTGGCGCCTGCACCACAGGCTCAGGCTCTACCTGTGGTGTCTGAAGCGGCAGCGGCGTGTCCAGCGGTAGCTCGATCACGTTCTGGAGGAACATGCCGATGCGGTTCTGCGCCAGGGTGAGGTTGCGGTGGTCGAGGTCGATCCCAATGCTCTCACGTCCTAGTCCGCAGGTGACGAGGAGGGTGGTGCCGGACCCGGCGAAAGGGTCGAGCACCCGTCCGAGGCGCCAGTTGTCGTGACCGCAGTCCGACCAGCCGACCGACTCCTGCACGATGTGGTGGACGGTGTCGTGCTTGAACTGGTTCACACCAGGGGCCATCCTCGCCTTGGAATCGTTCATGGCGAGGTACGAGGCTTCCTCGTTGCGGGAGTTCAGGTACTTCGTATCCCCCATGACCCGCAGGCTGGGCTGTCCGCAGGTGCCGCAGACGCGCTCGGGGCACATGGCTACGATGAGCGGTTCCACCAGGCTGCGCGGATAGGTGGCGTAGTGGCTGCCCTTGAAGCTCTCTGTCGGGATCTCCCACCAGTCGTAGAGGGGACGGGTTTCCCCGTTCATGGCGCTGCGGTCCATGTGCCAGGAGCCCCCTGTAGCCGTTGCCATCTTCTGGTCTGGGGTCACCGGGTAGCCCTCTCGAGGCGGGGTCAGGGACGGCACACGTACCCCGAACCCGTCGAAGTAGCGGTCCTTCGCCTTGGTGGCAACGATGATACGGGTGGAAGCTGGGCGGAACTTGTCGCCGTCCGCTCCGATGGGAGGGTTGGGTCGGCACCACGTCACGAGATTGCGGATACGCCAGCGGTCGGTGGTGCGGCCGGTGAGCGGGTTGAAGCCGTAGGCGAGCGCGATGGCTATCAGTTCAGGGATCATGCACTTCGACTTGTCGAGCGGCCAGCCTTCGACAGTGCGTGGTTTGGAGCTGGAGGTTGCGAACTCGCGGTAGCCGGCGCGCCGGTAGGGGATATCCCGCTCGTAGATCTGCTTGTACTCCTCATCGGTAGCCAGCTCCTGCGCGCCGATCTTGCGGCGCTCGCTGACGTTGGTGCCGCTCGAGCCGGCGTAGGTGTCCCCAAACTCCAGGCACATCGATCCGTGCGGGGCGAGTGCCGGCGCGATGGCCTCGACTAGGTCGAGCATGACGTCGATGAACACGGCAGGGTTCGGCTCGGAGCCGATCTCCTTGTGCTTCAAAGGATCGTCCACCGGAAGGTAGGTGCGGACAGCCAGGAAGGGTGGACTCGTGACGACCAGGTCAACGCTCCCTGGCTCGAGGGTTGCCAGTCCCTGGAACACGTCGCCGACGATGTAGGTAGCGGTCACGGTATGAGAGCGGCGGTCGGCAGGCCTTGCAGTCGGCACTTCACGTACCCGATGGCACGACGTCGGGTGACCCGGCCCGTGACGACCAGCCAGCGGATGTAGCAGGCTGCATCGCAGAAGTCGTCAGCCGAGGACGATAGGCAGATGCTGTTGCCGCACTGATCGCAGCGCTTGACTCTGGCCATCATGTGTCCTGAGTGGGGAACCACATCTCGGATATGCTCCCCCTCCTCCCAGGAGTGCGCTTGATCAGACCGCGCTGTACCAGCGTGTCGAGGATCAACTGCGCTTCGAACGCGTTTAGGTGGAAGTTCCGCATCAGTTCGCTGCGGGATAGCCCTGTCCTCCTGCGGTAGATGGCCCTCTCGACTTGCTGGATGCGTCTCTCGGTAGCGGACACGCCTATATTTGCCAGCACTTCGATGGCATTCTGCCTCCATTTGCTGATGTACTGGAAGGCCTTGAGTACGTCTCCTTCCTCGACCGTCACATGTTCACTCTTCATGCGGCTAGCTGCTATCAGCACCGACGCTTTCAACCCACCTTTAGCAAGCCGATCCATGGTGGGAAGCAGCATTTCCTGGCTGGCAGTGTTATAGACAGCTTTTATGAGCTTCATCTCGAGGCTGTTGTACAGGTCCCAAGCGTCCTGGGTCAGGGTTACATGGGGTTTGTTCTGCACAACAGCATGGTTACCGTTCGAGCTGACAGTGAAGTTACTACGATACAGCTCCTGCATCTGGCGCAGGCGGTTCACCAATGCGATTCTTTGATCTTCACTTGCCTCACTGGCTGCGTTCGAGGCATGTATCGAGCGCAGCCTGTTCATGTCGACGTTCCCGTTGATGAGAACGAACCTCGCCACGAACCCGGAGGTCACATGCTCTGGTCCTAGCAGGCTTTGTACGCGCTCCCGGATTCCACCAACGAAGAAGATGAAGATCGGCTCATCGATCGTTATCGTTTCCTTGCGCAGCAGGCGCTTCACAAAGCTACCGTCGTAGAGCTGGGTGAACATCTCCGTTGACCCGACCATGTACTCGCGTTTCGTCATCGTCGCCAGCGTGCCGCTGAACTCGTCGGACCGGTAGAGGGTGGCTCTCCCGTCGCGCTTGCTTATCCCTGTGAGCAATCCCTCCCATGAGCCATCTGTCGCCAGTACTATTTCCTTCTCGACGTCCATCACCATTTGGGTAGACAGCCTCATGGCGGTGGTCTTGCGGGTGAGCGTGGAGTCACCCAACAGCATGAACCACAGGTTGAATCGGAACGGCCCGATCGACGTCATCAAGCGCAGGTATCCCGACAGTATCGAGCTAAGGGCTACGAATGCTCCGGCCTCGTGGTACTCCGGGGCAGCGTCTGAAGCGGCCTGTCCCCAGTCGATGTAGTCATCGATGAAGGTGTGGTCGGCTTCAGCCGACCGCATGTTCTCATCGCTTAGCAGATCTTCGAGGTTGGCAACATCCTCAACGCTGGGAATGATGCCGGTTTGCTCGTGGGTAGTAGACCATGCCTTGCAGACCTCGGCCCACAGCGCATGCTGTGAGCGCCCGTCGCGGGCATACTTGTTGCAGGCGGCAATGGAAGCGATGGCGAACACTTCCTCACGACTGAGCCCTTCCTCGCACAGCAGCATCTCGAGGTTCCACAGGGCGCCCGACCAGTCGTTCGCCGGCTCGTCCTCGATGAGCCGGAACACCAGCGGCCGCATATGGGCCTCGTGCTGTTCCAATACCCATTGGGCGTTCGGTATCTCCTCGGGGAACGGCCAGGAAGACTGCTCATGGCTCTCGGTGCTGGGGTAGATCCCGTCCATGTCTCGGAGTGTCGTCTCGGAACTGGCCGACCGGATCATCACTACGGAAGCAGGTTCGTACTTCCAGTTGTAGGTGAACGGCACCCGCAGTAGCTGGGTGAGGTCCCAGCCGCTTTTGTCGGCGCCCTCCTCGGAGTGCGCGTAGGCGATCTTGCGAGCGAGGTCCTCGACCTCCCCTGGGTCCTCCTCCTGGTTGAATATCCACAGGGCTTGCCAGCGGCCTGAGCTTGACTCGATCGACACCGACGCCGGCACGAGGAGGTTCGATGGATCGCAGGTGTCGAGGTCTGCCCACACCACCGGGCACGAAACGCAGTGTTCCTTCGTACGTGTTGGCCCGTCGAAGAGCATCGGGGCAAAGTAAACGTTGTGTCCGGCGACACCTTCGTCCACGTAGCGTGTTAGAGCGTCCAGTTCCAGTGGCCACCGGAAGAAGTGCTCTTGGAACCTGCCGTTGCGGCCCTGTGCCTTACGGGCTATGCAGACGAACCTCTCGCGCCCCTCGACTTGGACCTTGTCGAAGATCACCCTGAAGAAGGTCTCTCGCTTGTTTGACGCATCTTCTGAGTGTGGGACTACAATGGGCAACGGAACCTACTTTGCTTTGTGGTAGTGAATCCCCCCTGGCTGTCACCAGGGGGGATTCTTTTTGCCTGCAGGCGGTCTACGGAAGCAACGATGACTCCTCGATCGCCTTGTCGGAGAGCGGGAGCACTCGCTTGATGTCGTTGACGGTGTCGCCGTTGTACTCACGCTGGCTGATGACACCGACCATCTGTGTATCCATGATGTCCTCGGGATCGAAGTCGATCTCGGAGGACAGATCCTCGTCGGAGTACTTGCCGGTGGCGCGTAGCAGCGCCTTCAGGTTGAACAGCGCGGAGTCGGTGAGCACCGTGTTCATCCAGACCTTGCGGTTCTGGTACTTGGTGTCGCCGGTCTTGGCGTCCGAGACCACGTTGAACTCCCAATTGATCATGGGCGTCCCGGCTGGAACCTTGCCGCCACCTTTGACCTCGCGCATCTCGAAGTTCACGAGCGCGAGATGGTATCGACCTGCCGGTATGGCTTCGAATGACCGGTCCTCGACCTCAGTCAGATTGATTCTCATTTTTTGTACCTTTCACGTTGTCAAATATCGTTTTCATGGTTGGAGCTTCCATTGTTATTGGTAGGGTTCCGCTTCTGTCCTTTGCCACCTGCCTTTCCGTTCCCTGTGTCAATACCAAGGTCTTTGTTTCCCTTTCCTTTGCCGTTGTCAGCACCTCCTTCTGGTACATGTACAGGACGATGTCGACGTAACCGGCGACCTCACCCTTCAGCTTGCCCGGCAGCCCAGGCCGCAGCCTGGTGATACCGGTACGCTCGTCACGGGTTTCGTCCACAAGGGCTGTGAATATCGTGTTGCAGGGCAGGTCACGGAAGGCACGCACGGCTCGGCGTACCTGCTCGCCGTTCTTGCCCCACTCCCGCAGCCCAGCTACGTCGGCGTCCCGGTCCGGGTCCTTGAGCACGACGGCGTTCATGATGCCCCGCATCGACTGCTTCTGCAGCTCGCTGAGGCTGTCCACCACCACGGTGCGGTAAGGGTTGGAATCGAACAGGTTACCGTAGATCCGGTCGATCTGCTCCCAGCCCGTGACCCGTACCACGTCCACTTCCCGCATGTCCCCGGCCAGGGAGAGCGCTCCCGCCTCGGCGTCGATCAGCAGCACCGGGCACATCTCAGGCACGAGCACGCTCGAGCCAGCCAGGCGGGTCTTGCCCACGCCCGGCTCGCCGTAGACCAGCAGGTTGAGCCAGTCGAACTCGCCTGGTGCTCCGACCCGCAGGCCGGCGATGGTTCGCGCCGTGAGTGGTGGGTTCGCTGCTGGTGGCACTACGACTAGCGTCTCTATATCAGCCATTTCCAGTTCTCCGTTCGTAGTTTTCATTAAGGATTGCCGTGTAGTCTGCACCTTCCTGCAACGCAACGCAAGGGGCAAAGAAGCGACAGCCGGTGCAGTTGAACCGGGAAGGTGTAGGGTAAATGGCGGGGTCATCGATCATCTCGTGGGCCTCTAAGAGGATCCGCTGCTCTACCAGTTGCAGCATCTGTGGGTTGAAAGTGACCCGTGTACGCCTGAAGTAACGGTCGTTCTGCGACAGCAGGTACTCGAGTATGCCGTCGTAGTCCCCGATGCTGAGTCCCAGTTCGCTGATCATCTCCATGTACAGCTCATAGGTTGTCTCTTGACTCTTGTTCAACGACAGCGTGCCGTTCTTCAGGATCAGCGGTTTGTGCGGAGCCTTCTTGCGTAGCTCGTTGTAGATCACGCCGCGCACCTCCAACCCGAGCTGCTTGCGCAGTGCCCACGCGTAGCTGCTGCACTGGTCATCGAGCACGAGCCACTCGGTAGCGCCGAACTGCCCGGCCGTCTTGTGGTCCACGATCCACAGGCCGTGCTCATCTTCAGCTAGCAGGTCGACCCGTCCCTGGTAGACGGCTTCCGGCAGTGCGGGGATTGGCACCTCGAACTCCACCTCGACCCGTACCGGCGTGAAGTCGTCGTGGTTCGGTGCCCAGCGGAAGTAGTGGTGAAGCATTCCCAGGCCCAGTTCCTTCTGTGCCTCGAAGTCGATCTCGATGTCTATCGGCGCCTCCTGCACCAGTTCCTCGACCTCGGCAACGAACGCCAGGAAGGCGTTGGTAGCCTCCTGCTCCATGGCGGCGTAGTCTCCCCAGCGGTCCGGGTTGTAGTACGACTCGAGCGCAGCGTGGATGGCGGTGCCTAAGTCGAGAGCCTCCACCCGCTGGTACGGCTCGAGGTTCTCCCGTAGTACTGATGTCCAGTTCCAGAGCTGCCGGCAGCGCTTGAAGTAGCCGCGGTCGCTAGTCCTAATCGTCTGCATCACCACCCCCTTGCATCAGTAGCCAGTCCTCGAACGACTTACAGGCATGTCCATCACGTAAAGCACCCCTCACGTACATGCAGTATTTGCAGGCTCTACCTCTGTTGTAGCGGTTCTTATCGGAGAGCCGGTGCCCATGCTTACAGGCTTCTTTTCTCTTACACAATAGAGCGTACCTATGCATATTTTCTGCATGAGTTACAAGGTCCAGGTGTTCTGGATTGACACACCAGCGGTTGTGGCACAGGTGGTCAAGCTCCTTACCTTCAGGTATAGGACCCTTGTACAGCTCATATGAAACTCTATGAGCGAGCCCAGCCTTGCGAGGTTGACTGAGCCTTATCCGACCATAACCGGTATTATCCATGGCCGCAGTCCACCGGTGGCATCCTGACGGTTCGTGGCGCACCTTCTCCTCAAAGAGAGACCGGCGAATGCTGCCGAATGACAACTCTATGAGATCATCCCTCATACTGATCTCCCAGCATGCGCCGGATCCAGTCCCGTTTGGTTTCCAGTGTTCGCATCTTCTTCGGTTCCACGGTGTTGCGGGCGATGACGTCGATGACGTTGACGGCGTTCTGCTGGCCGATCCTGTGGAGTCGGTCCTCGGCCTGCCCGTTCGCAGCCGGCGACCATTCCCGGTCGATGAACACGACCGTACTGGCGGCGGTAAGCGTCAGACCTACGCCACCGGCTCCGATGGTGCCGGCGAACACGCGTGCGTGCCCGTCCTGGAACTGGTCTACCAGGTGGGCACGGTGGGCCTGTGGTGTGTCGCCTGTGAAGGCGACGTGGCTGATGCCAGCCTTCGTCAGCCGCACTACGAGCAGGTCGATCAGGCTGCGGAACCGGGAGAATACAACCACCGACTCGCTGCCGGCCTCGTCCAGCACATCCATGAGCGCGTCGAGCTTGGACGATGGTTCCGACAGCCGGACCCGTCCCTGGTCGTCCATCTCGGCGTAGGCGCAGGCGAACTGCTGCAGGCGGGTCAACTGCGCTACAACCACAGGGGCGGGCAGCACGTCCTCCTCCTGCTCCCCGATCCAGGCGATCATCTCGTCGCGCATGGTGTTGTAGGCTTTGCGTTGCTGCGGTGTGAGGGTGACCCGGATCTCGGTGTGGTACTTCTCCGGTAGCTCGGGCAGCACCTCCGTCTTCAACCGGCGCACGTAGAATGGCTTGACTGCTGCTTGCAGCTTGTCCACGTTCTTCGGACCAATCACCTTGCGGAACTGCCGGCCGGCTGCGAAGTCAACCTCAGTGGCGACGTATCTGTTGAAGAAGCGCCAGTACGACGAGTACTCACGTGGCCACAGCCAGTTGAGGATGCTCCATAGCTCGTCGGGCCGGTTGACCACAGGGGTGCCGGACATGGCAGTCTTGTTGTAGGCGGGGATCGCCTTCAGCGCCCGTGTCTGCTGGGCGCGCCGGTTCTTCATCCGGTGGCACTCGTCAGCGATGATGTGCCCCCACTTGATCTCCGTTAGCTGCGGCATCAAGCGGAGTGCCTCCCAGTGCGCCAGGAAGACGTCGCCTCCGGCCTCCTTCCAGTCGTTCCACGTTTGGTTACGGCTGCGGGGATCGAGCGCCACCACCGACAGGCTGGTCAGCTCCTCGAAGTGCCGCTGCCACACGGACTCGAGCGTGACCAGCGGGGCCACGACCAGCGTCGGGGCTGAGAACCCGAACGGCCTGCGTAGCTCGGCGTCACGGGCGATGGCCTCGAAAGTTTTGCCGGTGCCCATCTCGTTGGCAATCAGAGCGCTCGCCTGATCCTGTAGGTAACTGACGTCCTCCTGCTGGAACGGGTAGAGGCTCACTTGTCCGTTACTCCGTAGGCACGGAGCGCCTCCATCCCCTGCGGTGTGATCGAGTAGATGTGGCTCGAGTGGGAGAAGCCGGTCTGCGTTACGAACTCTCGAGCGCGCAGCCGGGTTAGCAGTCCGCGTACCTGGTTGTAGTTGAGCGGCCAGAAGTCCTTGTCCCGTGCGGTTGCTGGGTGCTTGCTCAGCACCCCCAGCACGAGCGCCTGGTTCCTGGTAGTAGGTCCTTCCCAGCCCTGCAGGATGCGGTAGCCGTTGCCGTCCATCTCGAAGCGGTCCATGTGCCAGCACTTCTCACCATACTGGAAGCCTTTGCATGAACATACGATGTCGCCGTTGCGGAACCTGAGTGTGTAGTGGTAGTAACCAGGCTCGCTCTTGCTCTCCGTTCTGTAGACGATCGCCTCGTCTATGAACTCAGTTGTACCCTGTTCCTCGTTGAAGTTCAATCTCATTCCCGTTTCTCTTTTCCGCTTTTGTCTTTCCAAAAGGTTAGCAGCAATGGGCTGCCTTTGTACTGCACTACACCCTCTACCCTGTCCCTGGTGTGCGAAATCTCGGCCCAGTCGAACAGTGATGCTGCATAGTAGGTGGCTGTACCGAGGGATCCCGACACGAGCACGTCCAGCCCTTCGAGTGCCGTCAGCCCCCGCTTCCAGTCGTCAGTTACCCTATAACCCAGGCTCTCCAGTTGCTGGACTGCCATCTTCAATTCCTCTGGGCTGCGCCTCACCTTCTGCATCGGGGTCCTCCAGCTCCTGGTCGAACAGCACCGGCTGCTGGGGAGCGTACTGCGCTGGAGGTGCCCAACGCTGATATCCGGTCGTCAATAGGCTGTTGACAACTTCTTCCAGCTTGGCGATGCGCTTGTCTTGCTCAGCCAAGATCCTGATGAACGCCTGTACGTCCTCCCTTCTGAACAACACCTTCACCCTCCAGCCCTAAACTGCCTTAGCTTTCAGCTCGGCAACGATACGGCGCCGACGCTCGGCCAGCTCGGCTTTGTGGGCGTCCTCGATCTCCTGCTGCTCCGGCGTCAGCACGGAGCGGACTGCGAGCAGCTTGCGTTCCCGTGAGACTGCGCCGACCAAGCCGACAACGGGGATCGTGGCCCAGACCTCGCCCTCCTCGACCCAGCCCTTGGCAACGAGCGAGCGCGCCGCACGCAGGAACGACACGTACTGCGTGTGCCGTAAGTGTTGATCTTCCGCAACCACAAGCTCACGGATCGACACCCACCAGGACTCAATGGTTTGCTCGGTGGCAGCGTGTCGGCAGGCTCGCAGGATCTGCTGCTCGCGCCGGCCCAGCCCCCGGCTCATTTGGTTGACTCGACGGCGAGGTTGAGTTGCTGCATGAGCACCGTGTCGCCTCCGACGTCGGGGTGCCAGGCACGTGCCAGGGCGCGGAAGGTGCCAACCCGCAGATCATCAGGTACCTCATCAAACAGGGCGATGAGGATATTTCCGATGCCTTCCGGCGCTACTGCTGCCTGCTTCAGCTCGAACAGTTCCCCGTCGATGAACACTTGCCGTCCGGCCTTGTACAGGCTGGCAGCCAGGGCACGGACAAGGTCGACATCGATCGTCCAGTATTTGCCGTCAGGATGCCAGCTCCTGTCAGGGACGGCTTTGACAAGGGCGACTACCTCGGGGTCGTAGGCAAACCTGATCTTCGCTTGGTAACTACCCGTGGTTATCAGGATCATCCGTGAATGATTCCGTTCACTCGGGTGGTGGACATCTTGGCAGCCTTGGCGATGGCAGCAGTGCTGAGTCCTGCCTCGGCTGCCTTGCGGATCGCCTCGTTGCGCCGCTCCAGTAGCGAGTCATAGATCTGCTGTGCCTCGTGTGCAGCGCGGGCCGTGTCCTTGACGTGGGTGAGCGCGACTGCTTTGGTGGCAACGCTAGGTGTAGTGGTGGCAGACTGTTTCACGTGACTGGCCTCCTTGTTAGGCAGTCGCAGCCACCCTCCGGTTCCCAGCCGGAGGGTGGCTCACGCTAGGAATCTCGGCTCGGCTTAGACGAACTCTTCGACCAGAACGTCAAGATTCTCTTCGAGGTGACGTACGCTTATAAGGCATCGCTTCGCTGCTCTCCCCTCGGATGAGCGTCCGTCGAGCTTTGAAAATAACGCCGTCATGACGGCCTCGACAGTTTTGATTCGTCCCTGTGTGTCTCGTAGACGGAAGGAGAGCCACTGATTTCCTTCCTGCCAATCGCCAGTGAAGTAGTAGATCCAACGGCCACGCCGTATAGTCGAAGGATTGCAGCAAAGGTCGAAGCCACTGTCTCGCAGATATATCCGTACGGCATGAATCAGCTTGCGAGTCGTACTGTAATCGAGTCCCAACTCTGCTTGCATTCCATCAACTGTAACACCGTCAGGATTGTCGGATATGTAAGTGACGAGTTGGGTGATGCGCCTGTTTTGCAGCTTCTGCTGCTGTTCGCGATTCATGCTTCCCCTCCGAGCTTCGCGAGTTCGGCGTCCCAGTCGATGTTCTCGGCACCCATGACGTGTGCCCTGATGAGCTTGATAAGCGACTCAAGCTGCTCAAGAGAATGCGAGATCATTTCTCGGTCATCCTCTTTCCAGTCGGCATCCACCCTCGCCGCCTTTTGCAGATAACGCTTTGCATTAGCGAGGCAGCCTTCAAGTTCGATCCACTGCCAGGTGCGCGCAGCACGGTCTCGCTCCCGCCGCTCGGCATCCGAGCGTGCTTTCTTCTGTCCGAAGGCGACAACGTCCTCGGCCTCGTCGCGGACGGACCTCCCAGACTTCTCGGCTCGCTCGCGTGCGACCATTCGTACTGCGCTCACCTCGTCACGGTGCCAGTTCTGCACCGTCTTCGGGGCGATCCCCTTCGCCTTGGCGACGACATCGATAACGTCTGCCTGTTCGGCACTCGCGCTCACTCGTAGCCGTGCCTCACCGATCGAAAGTAACTCCCGGGAGTTACTTTTCAGCTCCCACGCCAGGGCATCGGAACGGACCCGCTGAAGGGTGACGCCACATTCCTTTGAATAGCGGGCGAAGCCAGGCTTTGGATCGCGGAGTCCAATGGTGTTGTCGTAGCGCAGCTTGCAGAGTGCTTCCGCTGCTTTACCCTCCGTTTCTCTTAGTTTTTTGTCCTTCTCTGATATATCTGTCCAGTTCAGCATCTTTTCTCCTTTGGTTGTTTGCTCATGGTCCCGCCTCGAGCGCAGCGAGCTGCGCCCGTAGGTAACGGACCTCACTGGTCAGTTGTTGTACCCGCCAGCGCAGCACCCGGTCCTGGTCCACCAGTCGCTGGATGGCGATGTCGAGTTCAGACGGTTCGGCCTCGAGGCGGGAATCCACGGCAGACAGGGCAGCCTGGGTCGTTGCACTCATGCTTGGGCGGTGGTTGCTTGTCATCAGTTTCTGTTCCCATTTCAGTTTCCTTTTCCATCTCGGCTCCGTTTGGTTTGGTTACTTCTCTTCCAGTGCTTTTAAGTAGGCGATGGGGACGATCGCTACCAGCCCCTGCGATCTCCCGTAGCTGGCGTTGGCGTCACGGAGTATGAACACTCCATGCTCCTCGTCGTCCGGGCTTTGAAAGGTATCGAAGCCGCTTGACTTCGCGACCTCGGCTGCCAGTTCCCGTCCGCGCCTGTGTACCCATGTAGGTAGTTTCATTTCCTCCCTTTCGTGGTTGCTTAGATTGTAACTGTTCAGCGCAGCCCTAGATACTGCATGACCCTGCCAACAAACGTAGGCGCTGCCGGGTTGGCCTTCCGCTGCAGGTACTCGATCCCACAGGGGTAGCAGTAGAACCGGGGAGCCGGCGCCTCGTCGGAGCGGGTCTCGATCCCCACCTGTGCTCTGTTGGAGCACCAGCCCTCTGGTGTGTAGCCAAACTCGAGCGTGCCCACGGTGACCAGCTTCTCCTGCTGGCATTCGCTGAGCCCGTTCCAGCACCTCATCCGATCCCACCAGCTATCCTGCACTTTCAGCCAGTGCCTCGTGTGCGAGTCTGTCCAGCTTCTTCTTGAGCTTGGTAACCCTGCCCTTGGCTCGGACACGCTGCTGCTCGTACTCGCGCCACTCGCTCAAGGTCTCGCTTGTCTCCTCGTAGTACTCCCGCAGCTTCCTCTCCGCCTCCTCGGCTCGCTCTCGGGATGGCTCCTCGTCCTCGATTGCCTTGGCTAACGCAACCTCTGCCTCGTGCAGCTCCTCGAGCGCCTCGTTGTAGTCATCGTGTGCCGTCATCGGGTCCAGCTCCTTACTGTTGCTCCTCCTAGGAAGGGTTTGTCTGGATCCCCCTTCACGTATGGGTTGATGTACTTGGGCCGGCGCAGGCTGCGGTCGGGACCGTAGGGCTGCTTGCGCCAGTGCCCGGAAACCATCCAGTGATGCTGCCAATCGACGTGGTTGCCGGCTGCGTCCGACGACGGTTGCGGTGGCCGGCGCAGTGTGATGATCCGTACCCGGCTGTCGAGCGGCCGGCGCCGTGCCTTCTCTGCGGCGCGTAGCTCCCGCTTGGCAGTGGCCCGGTCGATGTAGTCCCTATGCTGAGCGATCCCCGGCTGGCTAGACAACAACCACAGAGCCATCAGGCGCCGCCTATCCTCGGCCATCGATGCTTTCTGTGCCGGCGTCAGGTTGGCGGGACGACTATCCCTGTCAACCATCCAGTCGAGCCCGTCGTCCGGTCCGTGCCCGTACGGCCAGATGAGTTGCCCCAGCGGGAGCACTAGATGACGCTGGTGGGCAGAAGGGTTCGGACCGTAGACGGTGATCCCGATCATGCGGGAGTAGTCGCCGGACCAGAGCGAACGCCCCCACAGGTAGGCACCGACCGCCACCTCGTGGTCCGATCCCTGAGCATCGATGCCGAAGAGAGGCTTCTCGAACACGACGAGCCCCTCGGGGAACGGACAGATGTCGTCGGTAAGCGGAGTGTTGGGTAGCTGTGGTGCGGCGCCGTCCAGCAGGTCGCACATATCCTTGCCGACAAACCACAGGCTGGCATCCTTGAGCGAGTGGAACTCCCACTGAGGGTCGAAATGCTGCCCGGTTGACGTTGCCAGTGCCGGCGTGATCTCAGCGAGGATGCCTCCCGGTGCCCAGGCATGCATCAAATCGTTGCGCCACTCGGCAACGTCGCGTGGGTGAGGTGGGTGCGGCCAGCGCTTGGTTTCCTTGACTTCTAGGACACCATCCTGGTGGATGGCCTTGCCGATCCTGTGGCTGACGCCTTTGCCGTGTGCTGCCATGCGACGTGCCGGGGCACGACCGGTATCGACCGGCCAGCGCTCGTCCACCAGCTTGTGGCCGGTGGTTTGCCCGTGCTCGCTCATCATCAGTGCCGCCTCCAGCATGGCCTCCTCGTCGCCGCACGCAGAGCACACCTGCGTCGAGTCGTTGATGGAGCGCCCCAGTTCCTGCTTGCGGTAGCGCCGGCTCCATGCCCCTGGGTAGGCGCCAGGGTTCTCGTTGCTCGGTATCAGCCCGAGACAGCGCGGGCAGATGGGAGGGTTCGGTGCCTGTGCGTTGGTCGGCTCCCCCGTGATCGCTGCCGCCATCTCCTTTTCCTTCACCTCGTCCCGTACCGACCCTGGCCGTTGTCCGATGCTCATTTTCCGTTTCTCCTTTCGATTCCCGTCTGAGAATAAAACCCCGATTTTTATTTGAACGGATGGTTACTACTATAGGTTATGCACTCTCCCGACCCACACAGCAATCGCCCCGCCCTTGCGATGCGGCTGGGTGGAGCGGACGTAGTTGCCCGTCTGACAGATGACACCCTGACTGCGCGCCGTGCGAAAAGCCGCACCGATGCTGCTATTCCGCCCGTTGGGCCGGTGCTCGTCGTCCGGCGACCCGCACAGGGCGACCACGTCGTCGGCCGTGAACGGATCGCCCTCGTTGGCTAGTTGTTGGATCGCCTCGGTAATCATCATGCTGCGCTCTCCTTCTGTGCCAGCCGCTTGATGGCCCGCAGCACTCCGATGTGGCTCAGGTCGGCTATGCGCCCGATCTGCTCGTAGCCCATGCCGCCCTGGTGCATGACCTGCATGGTGCGGTCCCGCTTGAGCAGCACCTCCTCGAGCCGCTCTCGAGCGGTGGCGACCTCGGTGACTGCCTTCTCGAGGATCTCCTCATTGGTCTTTGTTGGCATTCCCGTTCCCTCCAAACTCAGGGTCGCTCGTGTGTGCGACCGTCCACTGCTTGCCGTCCCACCAGCGCCAGTCACCGGAGCCGTCAGGATTGGGGTACCAGGCGGCTGGTTGCTGTGGTGCTGGCTGTTGTTGCTGCTGTAGCTGCTGGCGTTGTAGCAGCGCGCCGCCCAACGACTTGTCCGGTGTCTGGCCACCGAGCCGCCTGGTCTTCTTGTTGATGCGCTTGGCGAGCCCACCCGCGACGAACGCCAGACCGAGCACGATCATGATGCCGTCGACGCTGCCGCTGCCGGTGTGGTTGCTCAGCCCCAGGATGCCGGCGTAGGTGAGGAAGGCGCCAAAGCAGAGCTGGATCACGACTTGCCTGCTTTCTGCTTGCCATGCCAGCGAGACAGGAGCCAGAGCCCGACCCCCACGATCGAGACAGCGATCATGGTCGTGAGCCATACCTCGAACATCACGCCTCCCCGGTGTCCAGCAGGGACGGCGGGCACTTCCACTCGAAGGTCTCGACCATCCGCTTGTGCTTCGGCGCATTCTCGCGGATGGCCGCGATCTGCTTCTCGACCAGTGGGCTGATGGCCTCTTCCTCCCGCTCGCCCGTCTTGACCTTTTCGCATACGTCCTGGCGGTAGGCCATGACTCGCAGCAGGTGCGGGCCGAAGCTGCGCTCGACCTTGAAGAAGATGTCGCTGCTGACCTTGTTCCAGGTGCCACCGGTGCGTACCGCGTGCGCCAGCTTCGCCTTGGCCTCGTCCGACCGCACGTACTGCGAGTGCGGGTTGTAGGTAGCGTCGGAGTCCAGCGGGCACAGTTCCGGGTGCTCGTTCAGGAAGTCTGCCATCTGGCGCAGCCCGCTGATGTACCGCTGCACTCGCTCCAGCTCCTCCAGGTTGGGTGCCTCGTTGTCGTTGATGTCGTTTGCCATTTCCGTTTCCCTTTCCGTTTGGTTGTTTGTATGTTTGCCGTTAGGTTTAGTATAGCAGGTTAGTACCCATTATCAAGTCACTGGCGGATAATTTCTAGGCGGGTAGTCCGATGCGCTTGCGAGTCTCGGGTCCGGCTTTGCCGACGTAGGCCAGCTCGCCCCGGCTGTGCCAGTAGGCGGCATCAACCCAGAGTTTCTGTTGCTGTGCCGGCGCCACCGGTTCCCCGTTGACGGAGTGGACGTGTACCCACAGGGCGAAGTAGTCGCCGCGGCCACGTCGGATCACGATGAACGTGACCGTCTCCGGTATCCAGTCGGGCGGCAGGCTGTACGTCCGGCGCCAGACCTCGCCTGGCTTCGGCAGCCCGGTAGGAGTCGGCATTACCGATCATCCTCCGTATGCGAGTTCTCGACTGCGAGCCAGTGCCGGCAGATCCGGTAATACTGCCGGTCGCCGGGTTGCATCAGCGAGTAAGTGATGTACTTGTCGCCTTGGTAGCCGGCGCAGTCCAACCACGTCGGTCGGAAGCTGGGCGCTGGGTCTGGGTCTGCCATGTGGTGCATACTGGTCCACCCGACCAGCCCGAACGAGAGCAACCCGGCGAAGGCTGCCCCCGTCACGAGCCGCTTCATGCCGCCACCAGCTCACGGTCGGCGGCGGGCACCTCGGTAGTGTCCAGGATCCGCTTGGCGACCTCGGCAACCTTGGCGGTGGTCTCGCGTACCTTGGCGAGGCTGCCATCGGCCCAGTGGGCAACGTACCCGAGCGTGTAGCCGCTCGAGTCCAGCCCGTGCAAGCTGCACACGATGTAGGCGACCGACTCGGCTTCGACCTCCATCCGGTCCCGCGTGATGGTCGCCTCGGCGCCGTGGCCGCGGTGCTCGTGATCGAGCAGCACATGGGCCAGCTCGTGCGCCAGCGTCTTGCACGCCTGCGCCTCGGAAACGTCGTCGCGCACCTTGACCACGCGAGCCAGGTAGTCGGTGTAGCCGTTGGCTCCGCGGCAGTCCCCCCTGTGGAGCGCGTAGCCGGCCGCGGCTACCTGCGCCGCTAGGGCGTCGTACAGCCCCTCGGGCGCCTCCCCGTCGAGCAGGACCGGATGCTGCGCCTCGGGGAGCGGATCGCCGGTTGTCTGGCTCACATCGAACACACCCACCAGCATGAAGCGCAGCCAGGTGCGGGTGACATCCTCGCCGGTAGCCGGATCCTGCTCGGTGCGCGCCCCCTTGATCGGAGCGAAGATGCGGATCGACTTCTCGTCTTTCATGACCTGCCGGCCCAATTTCTTCCAGGTCTCGTAGCCGGCTACCTGCGTAGCGTTGGGGTTCTGAAGCACGATGAGCATGCAGTTGTTAGCCGAGTACTTGTGAAACTTGGTCTGGTAGTTCAGCCACCGGATCCAATCCTCCCCGGTGACCATCTCTTCCAGCGCCGCCGTCAGCTTCTCCTGCGCCGCCTTGACCTCCTCGATCTTCTCTTCCTTGCTCTTCTTCGCGTATGCCATTTCCCGTTTCCCTTTCCGTTTCCCGTTTGCCGTTTGTCTGGTATGTCCACCGGATCCCCTGTGGGAGGGGTAAGGCCTTAGCGGTGCTCCTGGGAGTCGGACGAACCTGAAAACCCGTTGGAGCGGTACCTTGCCTGAATGCCGACCCCGTATGCTCGCCTTTGCGGGCAGGGACGTTGCGGGGATCCGGTGAACATAAAGCTATTATAGCATGGGTTAGTACCCGTTGTCAAGGCACCTAGCCGGTTTTTCTCAGGATCGCCCCTCGTGTGCCCGGTCGATGGTGCCCTGCTTGCCCTGCGCCGCCTTGAAGCCCCGGTAGCAGATCCCGCACGCCCTCGAGCCGACTACCGTCTCGGTGCCGGCTAGCCAGTCGATGCCGATGATCTCGCCGCAATATGTGTGGCTGTCGTCGCTGCCGGCGTCCGTCAGGTGTAGTTGCCCCTGTGGGGTGCTGACGTAGTAGGCGGTCATGGTCCCTGCCTGTGTGCCGGCACGTACGGACCCTCTGAGTATTCGGACGGGTCCATCTCCTTACGCTCGGCCAGGATGCGGTCGGCGCGGTCGGCCTCGAAGTCCTCGAGTGTGTACTCGTCCTCGTCCCTTGTGGCCTCAAGGTGGACAACCTCGTAGTCGTCCTCCTCGGCCTCGTCCTCGTCTGGCGGGTCGTCCCACAACTGCGGATCCCGTGCCCGGTCGTATCCCATCATGCTTTCCCCTCTGGTATGTAGTACTCCCAGTCTCCGTCAGCCTTTTGGCGAAGGCTGCGCGGGTCAAGTCCCACGCTCAGCCATTCGCGGGCCAGGATGGTTCCCAGCTTCTCACCTGGCGCCGGTTGTTTCCCAGCGCGTGGCTTGCCGTTACCGCGTGGGTGCGTGGCCAATGTGCAATCTGCCAGCACCCGAACGTGGTTGCGCGAGCAACGCGAGCACCGGTCGCTGTCACCGGGGAACCTGCCGTCCAGCCCTGGCTCCCTCGAGCCAGGGCACCGATTCCTAATCATCGCTCCGTCTCCCCTACGGCGCCGCATTGCCGGTCGGCTCGAGGCCGTAGTCGGCGCGGATCCGGTCGATGTCGCTGATGGTCAAGCGCTCGTCGCACGGGCAGTGGTAGTCGTCGTCAACGTGGGAGCACCCATCGTTGTCATGCTCCTCGACCGGGTGCCCGCACTCGGAGCACTCGACGTACCCTGCTGCCTGTGCCTCCTCCCGCTCCCGTCTGCTGATTCCCATCTCGTTTCCCCTTTCCCGTTTGCCTTGTACCTTTAGTATAGCACGGTTAGTACCGTATGTCAACCCACTAGGGGGTATTTCTCAGAAACTTTTTCACGGGTACTCGAACAACTGGAGCACCTCAATCGGCTGTTCCCAGTCGACGTAGCGGTTGACCTGGTACAACCCACCGTCCCTGGTCTCGATGCGAGCCAGCCGGATCCGATCGCTACGGGCACGACCGCAGTCGTACATCACGGCCTCGTAGGTTGCCCTGCCGGCCGGGAGGCGAAACGTACCCTCCCGACCGACCAGCTCGCACGCCGGCACCTGTGCCACCACCCCGTGCTCGGTGTCGATCCGGCACAGCTCGAGGGGATCATTCTCCCCGTCGATCCACGCCTGCCGTGCCGCCGATGACACGGGGTTGTAGGCGTTCATCGGTAGAAACTCCGACCCCGACCTGCGTAGCGGTCGATGAACCGCTCGAAGCTGAACCGCTCCCCGTTGTAGAACACGTGCGGCTCGGTGGGGTCCATGATGCCACCCCCTGAGTGTACGTGGATCGGATCGTGCTGGAGGTCAAAATGCTGAGCCGTGCCGATTCCGAAATCAACATCTCCGGCCTCGTCGCCCCGCACCATCTCGCAGAAGATGATCCTCGCCAGGTACTCCGGATCGTCCCACCGCTGCTTGCGAGCGAGTGCTCGTGCTACGGTGCTCGCCAGCGTACCGCCGGCTGAATGTGTGTACAGCGCCACCGGTGCTGCGTGCCCACCGTTGTGAATGAAAACCTGCGCTCGATCTCCCATTTTGTTCTCCTTTTCCGTTTGCCGTTATGTGTCTAGTATAGCATGGTTACTACCCGGTGTCAAGCACCCGGCACAATCTTTTTCAGAAAATGTGCCGGGTGCCGTGCCGGGTACCCGTTACGGGGTACGGGACTGAACGATGGTGACCTGAAACTCGGTGCCGTTATACAGGCGAACAACCAGCCCCTCGTTCATCGTCATAACCCCGACATCGCTGAACGTGCTCACGCCTTCGATTTCGTCGGAGTCGGCTAGCAGGGTAGCTAGCAGGTCACCAAACTCGGCCTCGGTCGTGCCCTCGGCTTCCTCAGCTTCCTCGAGCACCGCAAACCAGGACTCGGTGTAGGCGTTCTCGTAGGCGTTCTCGATCCGGTACTGCAGGTCGTCGTAGGCGTTGAGCACCTCGTCGTTGCCGGCACGGATCGCGGGCCGCTCCCCAAACAGGTCACCGAGCAGCTCCTTGATCGACTCGCCGGCCCATTCTCCGCTGAGCGGGCTGGGGCAATCGTTGCGGCTACGCAATGCCACCGGGGTAGCATCGATGTAGTTGTCCGCATCGGCCTTGCCGGCTATGCGACCCCGGTGCCCCGCCCGATCCAGCCGCTCGGTGGTGCTCATTGTTTCGGCTTCCATTGTTTTGCTCCTTTTGCCGTTTCCGTTGTGTAGGGGTTACTATAGCACGGTACTAACCCCTTGTCAAGGGGGTTTGACCAGGGCTTTTGCATATTTCTGGAAAATCTAGGAAATGTTGCCCGTAGGGGTTGACATGGGGTAGTACCCGTGCTATAGTAGGGGTATGACAACAACGGAGCACACAAACGGAAACGGGGCGGCAATGAGCAGCGACTGGGAATACACGGTGGAGGTGCCGGAGCAATACGTTACCGGCGATCCCAAGGTGCGGATCATGATTTCGGCGGTAGGGGGTGGCACCGTAGGGCGCGGCTACCGCAACAATCGCTGGCACTACGCGCTCGAGGTTGACGGCGCAATCATTCAGGAGGGCACCGATCTACGCTCCAGCATGATTGCCGCTACACACGCTGAAATGGCAATCACGTTTGCCAACTTCGCGATGGCAGAAGGGGAGGCCGATTACTACGGACGGTACGATACCCCGTTGGCGCGGATCTACGAGCGGCTACAGGCGTTCACGTACGAGGCCGAGTAGGGGCACACCGGGGCACGGTACGGGGAAAAGAAATCTGGGAAATGTGCCGTAGCCGCTTGACAACGGGTAGTACCGGGTGTATAGTTAGGTAACGGCAAACGGAAACGGGGTAACGAAATGAACGCAGGTGGGATCGAGCACCAGGTCAAAGCGGCACAGCGGATGGTTAGCGGGCACCGGGCATTGCACGGGGTAGCGGTGGCCCTGGGCATGGAGGCCGAGCAGGAGCACCAGGAAGCTTCGATTTCCGAGTATGAAGCGGAAATCGAATATTTGCTCGAGCAACTAGCCGACGCGGTCGGGTTCGAGGGTAACCCGTTGCACGGGTTCGAGCAAAACCTGGACGGGGAATGTGCCACGTGCGGCTACAACCGCACGCACCCGGTACACACCCTACGGGTACACGGGTAGGCAAAAGAAATCTGGAAAATGTGCCCGTAGTGGGTTGACAACGGGTAGTAACGGGTGTAAGGTGAGGGCATGACGAACACACGAAACGGAAACGGGGTAACGAAAATGAGCAACGTACCGATCTGGCGCGATCTGGACCACGCGGTGAACCACGCACGCACGACCTGCAGCCCGCGGGATTATGCGGAAGCGGTCGGCGCGAGGGCACATGCCGAGCAGGTGTGCATCTGGCACGCGGCCTACCTGGTCAACGTTGATCGCTACGAGAGCGGGGAAACGAGCGCCGTGTGCTCGTTGTGCGGTGGCCGCAGCCTCAAGCGGGCGTTCAACGCGGACGGCGCGCACGGCATGTGTGCGGCGCGCCGCGGCCGCGGCAGGCCGACGCCGCGGATCGAGGGAGGTCCCGAGTGCGATTGCTCCAACTGCCGGCCCGGCACGCGGCTGTTCTAGGGGGTAGGGCACGGTAGCCGGCCCGGTACGGGTACGGCTACCACAGCCCCCCGTAGGGATCCGTAGGGCACGGTGTACGCACCGTGCCCTACAACGCGCCCGTGCGTGTGGGGTAGCCGGGTGCCCCGTAGCGGCCGTGGTGGGCACCACAGGCCCACCACGGTGCCCGTAGCCGGCACACGGGCACCTAGGGGGCACGTGGGCGCGGGTGGGGGCACGTGGGCACCTAGGGGCACCTTATGGCACGGTGCCCCGGTGACCGGTGACCATCTGTGTGGTTGAACATATGTTCGGATGTTTCACAGGAAGGCAGCAGGTCAACGGCCTGTGAAACAATTGTGGTTGAGTGAGTTTTACAGCCACTTTTGTGGTCGAGCCCCTGACCAGGTCCTTTGGTAACGTGTACTTTCATGTTTTGGCGGATTTTGTGAACCTTACGCCACTCTCCGTGGTACTTAGCTATACACCTACACACACAATTAGGAAGTATGTCTATTGTCATATCATGCCATGTATACGCTGAGGGTCGCTTCCGTAGATGTGTATTACCTAATTTGTGCATACGGTCAGTTACTAACAGCGGTTATCACTGGCACACTGGGTTAGGAAATACGTGTACTTTCATGTACTTGAGCATGGTACACTCAACTTCGTACGGTGTAAGTGTGACCTCCAAAGTGACCGGGCAACCACACCCGACCACTCCCACGCTGCGTGGCGCCGGCGCACACAAAGACCACGCAGCGTATTCTCGGATGACTGCCCCCGCGCAAAATAATCGGCCAAAAGCACAGGGGAACATACGTTCTATATGCAACCCCAGGCTGTATAAGCTCGCTTTTTGGTGCAGATCGTTGTACTTTACGCACATGGACCCTGAGCAGATATCTGAACATGAGGTGGAGGGTCACCCTCAGCAGCAGTCAGACAACACTTACCAGGAAACAGTCCGCGTGCCCGACGCGCACTGGAACCCACAAGCAGCCCTGCAGGACCTGGTGTTGGAGAGTGCCCTGGACGACCATGACCAGCGGGCTGCGACGTCGCGCATCCTCCGTGAGCATGCGCTGATCTCCGCCGCCAGCATCTGTCACCTGGCCGTTCACGCCCAAAGCGAGCGCACCCGGCTGCAGGCCGCGCAGTTCGTGGTGACCAACGCGCTGCACCACAGCAACACTTACAGCAACGATTACGACGTCCGGCTGCGCCAGGAACAGGTCCAGTTCATCGGCAACGCCCTCAGCCAAGCAGTTCGGAACCTCGGCCTGCGTTACGGCTTCGATCCCAATGATCCGCAAGTCCGCCAGATCACATACTCCGCCCTCTCAGGCCCGGCCCCTACGCCCGATATCCCACAAACGGCCCACGGTGGCCCTGTGGTGTCTGAATAGGTGTCTGAATAGCCGTGGATCAGCCTGAGGCGCGGCTCAGCCTCGAGGAACGCCTGGGGTTGCGGCGCACCGCGCACGGCAGACGACCACCCGAACAAGAACCCATCCGCCTCGAGGCCCAGGCGCGGCAGGTGGCCGATGCCTACTTCGCCCCACAACCGCATGCCGGCGACTGGTACAAAAACCATCGCATCCATCTAACCCTGGGCCAGCGACATGTCTTGGCATCCCTTGCCAAAAACAGGTACACGGTGGTCCCCAGCGCCCATGATGTAGGTAAAAGTTTCCTGGCGGCAGCCAGCGCATGCGCGTGGATAGACACCCATCCCCAGGGCGATGCCTTCGTGGTATCGACGGCGCCCACCTCCAGTCAGGTCAGTGCCATCCTGTGGCGTGAGATAGAGAAGCTTCATAGAAGATTACACCTCCCCGGACAAATCAACATGGGCCGGGTGCCGGAGTGGAAGATCGGGAAGGAACTGGTCGGCTACGGCCGCAAGCCGGCCGACTATGACGAGTCGGGCTTTCAGGGCATCCACCAGAAGCACGTGCTGATCATAATTGATGAAGCCTCCGGTATCCCCGAGCAGTTGTGGACCGCAGTCGACGCCCTCGCCACCAACGAGCACGCACGCGTTCTGGCCATCGGCAACCCGGATACCGCCCACTCCCGCTTCCGCGCCATGTGCATACCGGGATCGGGCTGGCACACCATCCGCCTGGACGGGCTGCTATCCCCCAATTTCAGCCGTGACGAGGTAAAAGCCGTCAGCGCCATCCAGCGCCAGACAGGTGACCTTTACCAGTACTTCCTGGACCACGACATTCCCTTTTCACAGGAGCAGATACCCTACGATCTGACCCAGATGCTGCTGTCCCCCCTGTGGGTTGCAGAGCGCATGCTGGCCTGGGGTGTCCTCCGGGATGCCGACGGCACATGGACTGAAACCCCCCTGTGGCAATCAAAGGTAAGGGCCGTTTTCCCGGAGGACTCGGGGGCCAACGGCGTGATCCCCCTCCCCTGGATACGAGCCGCACAGGAGCGCGGCAGGATCCTGGCCAAACAACTTGCCGAAGACCCCCACCTCGAGGAAGAATTGCTGGGATCCTACGTGTACGGCTGCGACGTAGCGCGCTACGGCAGCGATGAGACCGTCCTTTCCACGCGCCGCGGGCGCAACGTGCTCAGGATTGAGCGCTTTGCCAACCAGGACACCCAGACCACCGCCCTGCGTATCAACAGCCGCATGAGCGAGCACCCTGCCTCGATAGCTGTCGTGGACGTGATCGGCCTCGGTGCCGGAGTGGTGGACCGGTTGCAGGAACTCGAGCGGGAGACCATCAGCTTCAACAGCGCCGCCCGCACCGATATGCACGACTCCCACGGCGAGTTCACCTTTCCGAACCAGCGCAGCGCCGCCTGGTGGAACCTGCGTGAGCTTCTCGACCCCGATAACCCGGACCCCCTCACCCTCCCCGATGACGAGCAGTTGGCAGCCGAGTTGTCGGCTCCTCGCTGGCGCGTTCTCGCAGGTGCCAAGATCCAGGTGGAGCCGAAAGATGACACCCGTAAGCGCATCCGCCGCTCCCCTGACTCCGCTGATGCCGTGGTGATGTCCCTGTTCTACTTCGGGGTCGATTCCGGCAATGCTTTCGTTTTCGATTACGGTGGCGAGAGCCCATACGTTGAGGAATGGCGGTAATTCAGGTGAAGTATGAGTGATTACGTACCGCCCTCACCGGCTTATACAGGAGGATCACGCTCCCCATTGTTGCCAAACTCCTCGGTAGGCCAGGCAGCGTCCAGCGCCCCTCCGATCGACCCCGATGCCACGCCTGTCTTTGAGCAGGAATTGGGCACACAGTTTGACTACACGGCTGGGGACCTCGTTTTCACATATCAACCTGGCCTTCCGGCCAACGTGGGCCTCGTCTACGACTACCGCGAGCCGACCGTGGGTCAACTGCAGGAGATGCTCGACAACGACGGCAAGGCCCGCTCGCTGGAGCAGGTCCTCAGTATGCCGATCATCGGCGCCGGCTGGCGTGTGACCCCCGGTGAAGGCAACAATGACCACAAAACAGCCCAGTGGGTCGAGGACATCCTGCGTAAAGACACGCCGAACGGCGGGATGCAGGGATCAATAGAGTACACCCTGGCGCAGATGACCTCTGCTTTCGTCATGCGGCGCACCTACCACGAAAAAGTATTCAAGCAGGACGACAAGGGACAGGTTGTCTATGACAAGATCGCCTATCGCCCCACTGACACATGCACAATGCTACGTGACAAGCGTACCGGAGACCTCATGGGATTCAATCAATGGGTCTTTGGTAAGCCGATACAGGTGTCCATTGTGCTACCCTATGCCCTTGTCTATGTACATGGACAACACCGTAACCCTGTCAAGGGCATCTCCGACCTTCAGGTCTGCTACCGCAACTATCGCACCAAGGAAAAGCTGAAGTTCCTGTGGTACACGTACTGCGAGGTCATGTCCCTCCCCCGCACCGTGGTCCTGGCCAACAGCGACTCAGCCGCAAAGAAAGCGGCGCAGGCGATCGCAGCACTGAAAAATGCCGGCGTAGCGGGTATCCCGAAGGAGTGGGTGTCGGAGATCATGCCACTCCCGTACAACACGAACAGCGCTCGCTCCTTCCAGGAGGCGATCGGCTACCTCGATATGGAAAGCGCACTCAGCTTGCTTGCAGGCTTCACGGACCTGCCATCTCGTGCGATGGGCACGGTCAGCACCGGAGGCGGCGGTGGCTCCAGAGGCAGCTATGGCCTCAGCGAGTCCCAGATCGCCTTCTTTATGACGATGATGCGGGCCTACGCCGGCGAGCTGGGCGACACAGTGTCCGATCAGGTCGTCAAGGACCTGGTGCGCTGGAACAAGGGCCGCGACACCCAGATCCCCCGCTTCGAGGTCGGCCCGATGCAGGCACAGGACGTGCAGCAGTCCTGGGCGATGCTGCAGGCACTCGCCTCCGCCCCGAACATCCAGGTCCCGATCGAGTTCATCAAGGAGCTGACGCTCGACATCGCTGACCAGATGGGCATGAACACCGACCAGATCGAGCAGGGCTTCTCACGCTTCAAGCCGCAGGGTTCCCTGCAGCAGATCACGACCGTAACCGAGCAGGGCGCGCAGGTTGCGCAAAGCGCACAGCAGCAGATGGCCAACCAGGGAGCCCCCAGCCCCAAGGTGCCGAAGCCGAAGCAGGCGAGCGGTACTTCCAGGGCCGGAGTCGGGCAGACGAACACAGCGACCGGCAAGCCGTCCCCTGCCAGACAGCGTGCGCGCCAGGCGGTCTCGGGCCGCACCGCACCAAGGACGACCAGTTCATGACAATCACCGTGCAAAGAATTATCCTGCTGCTCGGGATCGCGGCGGCGATCGTGCTCGCAGGCATCGTGCTCGCATCCTCCCCCGGCACCCACATCGCAGAGATTTGCTGGGCGATCATCGCACTCGCTGTCGGCTTGCTTGTTGATAGATTTGTTCCATGACTATCACTGACTGGGAGCCAGGTACCAAGCCTACGACACCATGCCGCGAATATAGAGGTCCTCGTACTGGTAGGGGATATGGAGCAATTTCGCGTGATGGAAAGGTTATCCTTCTTCATAGGTGGGTTTGGGAGCAGATAAACGGTCCGATCCCGAAAGGGATGGTCGTCATGCATTTGTGCGATAAGCCTGCGTGCTTCCTCTATGAGCACCTCAGACTTGGTTCGCAGTCAGATAATATAAGGGATTCAAGGGCTAAGGGTAGGCAGGTATTTGTTCGACCAGGTGCAAAGCTCACATGGGAGCAGGTCGTAGAAATACGTGCTGCCCTCGACGCTGGGGTGCACCAGAAGAAGCTGGCCGAAGATTATGGTGTGGGTCAGGCCACAATTTCTAGGATCAGAAACTGGCAAGTGTATATTCGCTATGACTGATCTCATGGACTTTACTGCCGAGACGCCGACTGCTAGCACGGTCCCTGAGCCTTTTGGTCGGCCTGGTGGCCCTGGCTTATGGCACGTAAAAGGCATGATGCTTCCCGCGTATATCCAGCACGTTGCTCACGACTTACTGGAGCAAGGTAGTGCCCACTCTGTATCCCAAGCTATTCAGCTTGCAGTTGGAATTGTCAAGAAATGGGCTGCTGGTGTTCCAGTTGGTGGTGAAACCAAAGTGGGTCACCCGAAGCATCCTGGGAAGATTCACCCTGATGTGAGGGCCGCGGCCCGCAAGGCGATCCGTGAGTGGAACCAGAAGCGGGCGATCGCGCACGCACAGGCCGCATCGAGATCGGAGCATTCCATGACAGTCACCGAGGATCAGGTCGTGGACCTTGCCGGCGCCACGCCTACATACGGAGCCAGCTCGGGCTACGCGCCGGTCTCCCGCCAAAGCCGTGAACATGTCCATCGCCCTTCCGATCAGCCGTCCCACGGCGGACTGAAGCCGATTGACCAGATGACGGGCAAGGAAGTGAGGCATCACCTCGCGACTATGCACGCCCAGGACGTGGACGGCGTCAAGGACCAGACGCTGCTGGTCAAGCACAACAGCCTGCACAAGCCGGCCACCGACAACCCGCCCGCCCGCGACAACGGGTCCATGTCCTCGTCCAAGAAGCGCCGTCCGGGTCGCCCACTCGGCAGCAAGAACAAGCCGAAGGCGCCGACTGCCGACACCCGCGGGGGTCCTGGCTCCGGGGGTGTCGGCACCGGCAAGGCCAACACCGGTTACCCGACGACGCCGGACCCGACCCGCTCCGACGCACCTTCGGACTCGGTCATGGGCACCGAGCACTACACCGCCCCGGACCCAGGCCCCAAGACCACAGGAGGCACGCATACCGCGCCTTCCGGCCCGAACGTCACCGGCCTTGAGCGCCCGCCACCGGAGCACCACCAGACATCCCGCCCACGCAGGACATCCGGTGCCGACCGCCAGCCGGGATCTCCTTCAGGGGGAGCCGACCGCGACATGGACAGCGCCATCCACTCCGGCAAGCAGACGGGGGCCAGCCGCCAGACCCGCTCGAACAACACCAACCTGCTGGTCGAGAAGGCGACGCCGTCTGTAGGACAGATCACGGGCGCGCAAGCACCACCGGCAGCCGTCCGCACGGCCGCGCAGGCCCGCAAGGCGGGGCGCACGATCACCACGCACAGCTACTCCTCCGTGTACGACGCCTTCGGGCAGATCATTGAGCTGGCCACGGTACCTAGCCCGACCGCGGCCACGCGTAAGGCGGCGCTCGCCAAGGGCGAGGCGTTGCCACCTAAGGGCGGCGGGGGTGCGGGAGGTGCGCGGTTCCCGCTCACCAACCGCACCCTCGCTTCCCGTGCTACCAAGATGGTGCAGTTCGCCAAGGGCGATCAGGCCCAGGTCCGGCGCTACATCATGCGGGTGTTGCGCAAGAAGGGCTGGGCTGACCTGATCCCCGATAACTGGACCTCGGAGGGTACGTCGAAGTGACCACCCCTTCTGTAGTCCAGCCGGGGGTGGTGACACTCACCGTCGACTGGCTCGATGCGATCCACACCTTCGAGGAAGGTGACATCGCCATCCTCACGGTCGAGATCGTGGACGCCGAGACCATGCAGAGCGCACTCGACCCTGAGTCCCTGACCATCTACTCGGAGGTCGGGACGACGGATCAGCCGGAGATCACCTGGCTCTACGCCAACTGGGACGGAGTCACGGTCCCGGAGAAGGTGAGCGTCGGCACACTGGCCCGTACCGGTCAAGGCGTCTACCAGACCTGGCTCGACACCACAAGCTTCCCAGGCGAGTGGACCGTCGAGGCGGCGACGACCGGCGCCGGCCAGGGACGCTCGGCTCAGGAGCACTGGGTCGTGTCACCCAAGATGGCTTAGGAGGCATGTAATGGGATACGAGGAACAGAACCGGTTGACGAATGACCTGGCCTTCCAGATGCGTATACAGGCGTGCCTGATCGAGCAGGCGACTGACAACTACCGTAATGCCGCTGACCCGTCGTACGTCGCGCTTGCCAACGACATCATCAAGAACTCTGGCGGAGGTGTTTCTCTCAACACCTTCTACAGCTTGGTCGGCACGGCGCCTGGTTTAGCCGATGACGCTGCAGGCACCCCGCCAGAAGAGTTCGACTCCAATCGCATCGCTGATGGTCAGATTATGTCAGCAGTGCAGGGTGAGTGGCCTTACGTCGCAAACCTGTTCTTCCCTACGGCATAAGGAGGTGACGAAATGACCGGCGAGTACGCACTCCTGGCGCCGCTCGACCGCAACGACGCCGTCGAACTGTCGAAGACCTTGTGGCGAAAGCAGTTGCTGCCCAAAGGAACCATCGACTACAAGGGTCGGAAGATCACGTTCGATGAGCGTTACCTGGCGGATCTGGCTGAGTCGTTCCGCGGTCAAGCGTTCGATCAAGTTGCGTTCTTGCTGGCGAAAGACGACAACAGCCATACGATGGATCCGGAGCGCTTCCGGGGTGAGGTACGAGGCGTCGAACTGACCCCCCTCGGTTTGGACGTGCTGCTCGACCTCACCCCGGACGCTTCGGACCTCGTGCGCAAGAACCCCAAACTGGGCGTTTCTGCCCGCATCATCGAAAGCCTGGAGCGCTCGGACGGGAAAAAGTTCCCCCGCGCCATCCAACATGTGCTTGGAACGCTCGATCCCCGTGTCACGGGGATGGCGTCCTGGCAGGAGGTGTCGCTGTCCGAAGAGGTAGCGAACACCATTGACGTAACCAATGAGGAGGTGAAAGTGCCAACACCAGCAATAGTAACCGACGCTCCCCCACCGAACACGGTGCCGGGAGCGCCGACTCAGGAAGAGATCGATGGTCTCGAAGCAGACGCCAAGGAGGACGAGGAGGAGCTGGAGAAAGCAGCAGCCAGCTTGTCCCGTAAGGCAACCAGACCCCCCGTGGACTTGGTCGGGGAGGCTGCGGTCGATCTGGCGATGCAGCACCGGATCGAGACGCTGGAACTGGATCTCGCTAGGCAGAAGTTCGCCAACGAGATGCGGACGTGGGTGGACAAGGGCGTTCCGCCCGCGATCGTGCTCCTGGCCAAGCCGATCCTGGAGCTACCACAGGCACCAGTTATCGACCTGAGCAATCACGGTGGCGACAACATCGACGTGGCCCAGGTGATCCGCAACATGCTGCACGAGACCGAAGGCTTCATCGAGCTGACCACAATGCGTGGATCGGCCGAAGCCTTCGACAACGAGGCCAACGAAGACCAGCGCGTCGACGCTCTGCTCGACGCCTGGGCCAAGCAGTGAGGGAGGTGAGCTAGCCAGTGCCTGGAGTAACCCCACGGTTCGACCGTGGACCAGTAACCTTTACCGTCGTCCCGACAGCGTCGATCGTCGGCGGGCAGCTTGTCGATGCGACCGCTACCGGCGTGCAGCCGGCAGGAGCCGCCAGCAACGTCTGCCTCGGCGTGGCCGTCACGGACGCGCTCGGAGCCACGGTCGCCCAGACCCCCACCGTTCCAGGTGCACCGGTCGCCGTCAACCTGGCGCCGTTCCCGAACACGGTGGGCGTGGCATCGGAAGGCGTCTACCCGGTGACCTATGCCGCTGCCGCCACGTTCGGCCAGCGGCTCATCACGGCAGCGAACGGGCAGGTCACACCGGCAGGTGCAACCCCTGACGCACGTCAGGTCGTCGGAATCTGTTACGAACCAGCAGGCGTTGCGCTCGGAGCTGTCGGCGCCATGTCGCTGTCGATTTCATAAGGAGGAGGTGAGAAATGTCTAACGCAATCATGCCAATCCAGTCGGTAACCGATGGTCCACGGGTAGTCGTAAACGACCTTATCCGTAACCCGACTGTTGTTCCACGGCGTATCCTCGAAATTGCAGAGAACCAGTTCATCTCGGATTCGATTCTCCGTAATGCAGGATCAAACGACTCGGGACTCGTTGAGTTCTACCAGTCGACGCCTCTGTTTGCGAACACGACTGCTGCCGTCAGGGCCGAGTTCGCCGAATACATGTACGCCCAAACATCATTGGGCATCCCGACCGTTGCCAACACTATCGACCGCGGTCTGTCAATCCTTATCTCTGACGAGATGCGGATGCGGAACAAGATCGACATGGTGAACATCCAGATGAACCAGGTGCGCAACACTATGCGGCGCGACTGGGATCAGTCGTTCTTCCAGTTGTTCCTGGCGAACCCGTCCGTCCCCACCTTCGCAGTCGCGACGGCCTGGGCGACCTCCACGAATATCCGTCAGGATGTCCTGAAGGGCGTGAAGATCGTCAACAACGCCGTTACCGGCCAGCAGCCGTTGAACTACCTGAACTTCTTCGCTGACACTATGGTCATCACGGAGGTGCAGAAGTACAACCTGCTGTCCAGCACCCAGTTCAACAACATCTTCCAGGGCAACCTGGCCGATGAGAACCTTCTCTACACAGGCGTCATGCCGCAGAAGGTGCTGAACCTGGACGTGCTCGTGACGAAGTCCGGTGGCGTGCTGCCCGACTCCAGCGTCCTCATCATGGAGCGGGGCACTGTGGGCTTCTACTCCGACGAGGAACCGCTGCAGGCGACCCCGCTGTATCGCGACCAGCCCCGCCGCACCTGGCGGTCTGATGTAAATAGAAGGTCTGCGATGGGCCTCGACCAGCCGCTGGCTGCGGTCATCCTCACCGCCTGCTGATTGCTGAGATAACACACCGATCTTACTTACCAATAGGAGGTGAACATGACCAACGGAGGCACGGCAACACACGTTGTCAAGACTGACTATCTCGACGTGCCGACGAACTCCCAAACCATCAACGAGGTGCCTGTCAAGGTGGACACCACCGAGTACCACGAGGGCGACGAGGTCGACCTGGCTCAGATGCCACCCGAGCGCGTCCAGGAGCTTGAGGACGCCGGGGCGGTCGTCCCGATTGCGCAGGCCAGGAAGGAGCAGAAGGCCGAGGAAGAGGCGCAGAAGCTCGAAAAGGAGGCCCAGGAATCGCAGGCGAAGGCTCGTGAGGCCCAGTTGAAGGCTGCGACGACCAGGGAGGGTGGCGACCAGCCCGACCAGCACAACCAGCCCAACCAGCACGAGGGTCGCCGGTAGGACAGGCCATGAACTACTGCTCGGTGGTCGATGTCCGCAACGCGCTGGCGGCTGACGGTCAAACGTCCGGCACCAACACCGCCGCGGACATGGACGACTCCACCCTCACCGACTCGATCGCCGAGGCATCCTCCGTCGTAGACACCTACGTCGGTGGCCCGTACAGCCCCGCGGACTCCGTTCCGGGAATGGTCATCTACTGGACGCGGGACATCGCCGCCTTCCTGGCGACGTGTGTCTGGCGCAGATCAAAGGACTTCGAGACTCTCGATCCCGTCCTCCTGCGCTACCAGCAGGCTGTGGCGCGGCTGGCGGGACTCTTCGACGGCACCACGGCGATGCCGAGCAGCCAGATGCCTACGTCCGACATCTTCACCGGGGCCGTCTACAACCTGTACGCGGGTCAGTTGATCTTCCCCTATCAGTTCGACCTCTACGGCAATTCCATTTCCTCTGGCGTAAGCGGCGGCACCATGACCGGCTGGCCGTACCAGAACCAGTGGCCGGGGTACATGTACTGATGGCCGGCACCTTCGTCATGCGCATCGAGGAACTCATCAACGAGGTCGGCACCGGGCAGATCGTCGGCCATGTCGAGTTCAACCAGGTATACGCCCATATCCAGCACGTCAATACTCGTTACCGGCACCCGCGGGGAGGAAAGGCTTTCTACCTCACCATCGCGCTGAAGGGTGGCGAGGATGCGTACTGGAGCATGGTTTCTGCCACTGTGCTCTCCGGTTCCGGCCCCACAGCCGGGATGATCCAGGCTGTCGAGGCGCTGTCCACCAACTCGGCATCCCTCGCCCCGATCATGTGGGGCAACCTGCGGATGTCCCCACACCCGTGGGTCACTCACAACGGGACGACCGTCTTCGACCGACCGCCGCACATGCCGCGGCTGACGGACGCCGAGCTGGACGCTCTCCACGAGGCTTGGGAGGATCTGTTCCCGGTGCCGTGGACGCACGTCTCGAAGATCCCGTTCGGGAACCCCTTTGGGAAGCGGCCCGGTGCTTAGCTACGACGATGTCGTGTTCCTGCTGACTGGCTACCTGCAAGAAGCCGGCTACGACCCGATGCCGGTCTTCGTACCTGGTCCTGGTCCTACCGTCGACGCCAACGACATCTCGCCCCAGCAACTCATCATCATCACGATGTTCGGGGCGCAGCTTGATGCCGAGCAGCTCTTCGACAGGGCCAACGTGCAGATACGCACCGTTGGTGTGCAGATGGACTACAAGAGCGGCGAGCAGTTATCACAGGACTGCGACAAAGCCATGATGTCGATTGACATATCGCAGCTCATAAATGGCAAGTGGACATTAGATATATGGAGGGCGGGCGGAGGTCCGTCCCTGATCCTAAAGGATGATGGTGATCGCTATCACTTCTTCTGTAACTACATCTGGGAGGTGGAATACTGATGTCTAACGAGGAGCAGAAGGCCAGGAACGGCCCGGAGCAGCGCGCTGGTGAAGCGCCGGAGCAGCAGGCCGTTGGCGATGCGGCGATGTGGATCGACTCCACAAATCTGCCGAACATCGTGTCGCTGACGATCCCCGACGCGACGACAGCTCAGCCCGTGACCATAACGACAGTTCCGTCTGACGTTCTGGCAGCGAACGTTGCCGCCATGAACACTTACGCCACGTCGTTGAACGTTCTCGTGAATCAGGGGCCGCCGGTATGATAGGACAGCTTTACAGCACAAATAACGTGGTTGTCGGTCAGGCAGCTTGCATGATCGCTCCTGCTAACACTCCCGCTCCACTGCCCAGCACCGCCTTGAACGGCAACAATCCGGCTGGGTTCTTGGAGCCGTTCTCCCTGACGCCGTGGACTGGTGCTGTCGTATCTGCGGTCAAGCCGCTCACGGCAGGCACTTACATACTCAGGATGCTCCACAACGGGTACTGGTACCCTACGGCGCCAATACCATGGAATGCACCGGCCACCAGCGCCCCAGCCGCCTCGCCTCTCGGCATCAACCAGACGATCTTCAACGCCCTAACTACTCCGACAGCGGACGGTACCAATCCGATTGGGCCAGCGCTCCCGGTTCAGATCACCGACATTTCGGTCACTGGCGGTCTGCTTACTTCACAGAGCAAGCCGTTCACGATCACCCTTTCGGAAGTTGTTCAGCCGATTGCATGGTTTGTGGGGGCGCAAGTAGGAGTACTTCCGGCTCCTACTCAGGTCACTGTCACGTACGCCAGGTGGCACCCGATCGGTTCCACCGACGCTGGCTGGTCGTTCGTGTCGAACAAGACGACGCAGGAGATCAACATCGAAGAGCAGTCCACTCCGGTGGCGACCACGATCTCCACACAGACACTATCGGTACAGGGAGATATGGCCGAGGATATCACCAGCACCCTCGCTATGGCCTACAACATGAACGCGGGCTTCAACCAAGCAGCGACAGCGACTGCTTCGGCTGCAGCCTTGCCTGGTTACCACCTGTTGACCCCCACAGACACACCGATTCTGTACGCGGTGGCGCTCATCATGGCTAACCCTGTCAACCCCAAGTACGGGAATGTCCCACGATGGCTCTACATACCGCAGGCGACATGTCTCGCCAACGCAACGGCTGCGTTCCGGCGTGCGACGGCGAAACGCATGTACACCGTGGACTTCTCTTCGGTGTGCCCGATCGGCCAGATCGCCATCTACAACTTCGACAAGCCGAACCCGCTGTAGGAGGGTCATGGGCAGCTTCATACTCTCAGAAGAGGTCACCACTCTCGACTACAACTTCGAGCCGTACGCCAGCTCGGGAACGATCCCTGAGCCGTCCGCGTACCAGATCCAGGTCTTCAAGCAGGGTCTGGCCCAGCTCGTTGAGCGCATGGCCGAGAACGAGGAGATCGACCTAGACAAGCTCCCGCCGAAGGAATACGCCAAGCGGTTGTCGGGCCTGCTCTCCGAGGACACCACCGAGCAGGACGAGAAGGTGCTGCACATGATCGCAGACGTGTGTACCGGCCAACCGTCCTACGACGACCTGTCCGCGCTCCCGTTCCGCGCCAGGCAAGCCTTCCTCGGCTGGATCCTCGGGAGCCTCATAACCCCGGAAGCACCGAGGCCCGTTACGAACAACTGAGTGGCGGGCCGTCCGAGCGTGTCTTGCTGTACCTGGCGAGACGGTACCTCAAGATGTCGTACCAGGAGTGGCGTGACACTCCCTGGTGGGTGCAACGCGCCTACGTCGATGGGCTGGAGCAGGAAGGGGTGCTCACCTACGGCGAGAAGCAGCAAGGCGGTTGGGAGGACGATCCTCTAGGGGCTGATTCCAGGCAGTATGCAGCAATGGGATTGAGGGTGATCGATGGCTCAGTTTGACGCAGGCTCGATCGAAGCCACACTCATCCTCAACGAGGATCCATTCATCGCGGGCCTGCGCGATGCACAGCGCCGCGCAGAGGCGTTTGAGCGCGACCCGATCGTCAAAAAGGTCGAGATCAGTGTAGACCAGAAGATGAGCGAGGAAACTCGCCGTTTTCTGAACACCATTGGCGAGGATATCCCCGTCATTATCGAGCCGACCGTTGACAGGACGGCTCATGCTGAGTCGCATTTTGCTGTCAACGCTCTTGGTGAGGCTGTCCATGTTCCAGTCTCTCCAGAGGTCATCGCTGCCGACATAGCTCGCGCCAAGGCCGTGCTCGATGCTCTCAGGAGCGAGCTGAGAGCGAAGCCGCTCGACCTCAACCTCAACATCACCGGGCTCACCTTCGCCGGTGCGACCCTGAGCGCGTTCCGCAGGGCACAGTCGCGCCCGATCACTGTCCCTGTCGTCCCGGTGGTGACACCGGCTGTTGGGGCAGCAGCAAGGCCAGGCATTCTCCGCCAGATCCTTGGAGTTGGCGCTTCCGCAGGCAGGGACATCAGCCGCTTCGCCGTTGGCGTGCCACTGACCACCACCTTGTTCGGCGCAGGCGCAGGCGGCGTCACCGGTGGCCAGGGTGGCGCCTTTGGTGGCCTGGCGAGCTTTTTGAGGGGAGGAGCTACGCCAGCGTGGGGAGCTGGCATACCAATAATCGGCGGCATGGCCAGTGCCATGGGCCACTTCGGGTCTCTGGCAGCCCTCGCGGGTATCAGTATGGAGCACCTGCTCATAACCTCCACGGCTGTTTTGGCTACGTTCGGAGGCGGGTTGCTCGGTGGTGCCCTCGCCGGTCTGGGGATGCTCACGACTGCTGCTGTGGGGATGGGCACCGACCTCGCCGGCATCGGGCAGGCGTCGGGTGACATCCGCATGGTCACCGCAGACATGACTGCTCTGAGCCAGGCGAACGCCGTCTATGGCAAGAACTCCCTGCAGGCGGCGCACGCGCAGGCGCAACTCACCGCAGACCTGAAGTCGTTCAGCCCGGTTGCCAGGGGAGCCGTGCTGGCTGCGGCGAACCAGATCCAAACGTTCAAGCGAATATTCGATCAGGTCACAGGGCCAGCCGAGAAAACTGGCGCCCAGATCATCAACCAGCTTGTCAAGGTCGGCGAGGGATTCCTGCCGACTATCGGCAGGTTCGCTGCCCAGAACATGAAGATCATCCAGACGGCTTTGCAGCCGTTGCTCAAGTGGATATCTGGTCCGGGACTGGCGATCTTCACCCAGCTCGAACAGCATTTCCAGAAGCAGCTACCGACTTCGATGAGCATCTTCACCAACGGTATCGAGGTTCTCATCAAGGCTCTCGATTTCCTCGCCACGCACACGGGCGGCGTCCTCAACACGCTCAACAAGTGGGTCAAGTGGCTGAATACTCCACAGGGAACTTCTTGGTTTGAGACTAAGTTACAACATCTTCTGGACATGTTTCACCAGGTGGCTGGCTTGGTCAAGGTGGCGATCGAGGACCTCGCCCTGCTGTTCAGGGCTGATCCGCACACTGGCCGGGGGATCATTGCATGGATGACCAGTGAGCTGCAAAAGCTACATACCTACCTGAAGTCTCCTGCTGGCTTCAAGGCCATCCACGACTTCTTGGTGGCACACAAAGCCGAGGTTCTTGCGCTCCTTGGCTTGATACCACAGTTGGCTGCAGGCTTTGTGAAGTTCGAGCTTGCCGTAGGTCCCACGCTTACGAGGGCACTCACGACTGTCATCGGCCTCCTCAAGACGCTTCTTGATCTTCCTTTCGGGAAGTTGCTAATTGCTGCAGGTACGCTGGCGTTCTTCGCCAAGCAGATGGGTGCCTTTACCCTCGCGGCGGCAGGATTGAAGTTATTGAGGGGCGAGGGCGCTATTGGCGGCTTACTCTTCCCTGGCAAGGCGGCGGCGACAGCGGCGGCGGCAAGAGGAGCAGCAGGAACGGCAGCAACTGGCATCGCCGGCAACCTTGGCGTAGCAGATGTTGCGGTAGCTAGAGTCTCTGGTCGCCTTATGGCAGCTAGATTCGCTGCGGCGCTGGGGGCTGGCATAACTGCTTTTCTCGCTGGTTATTCTTTTGGCACTTATCTCTACAAGGATACTGCTGTCGGGAAGTGGGCAAGACATGTAGTTGGCTACATCACCGGAGTCAACCAGGACATGGCAGCCATCAATGCTGCCTCCGCTGTTCCCGACATCTCCCCACCGGCGAAAGGTCCACTGGCTATAAGGGGTCCGCATGGGCAAATACAAGCTAGCGGATTGAACGCATGGCAGAAAGCCATGCAGACGCAAATAAAGGATCTCCAGAAGAGCAGTGGCCTCTCAGATTCTGCGCAGAGATCAGTGCTCGAAGATATATACGCACTCCGCTACGAGATGAGGCATCCCACGCAGTATGCCAAAATCCGTAAGGCTATTGATCCTGCTCTGGGGTACCTACAGGGTGCGCCTCCGCTCATTCCGGCTTACAAGTCGGAGTTCCAGCGTTTGTGGAACGCTGCCGTATTCAGCCTCGGTGCCCCCGGTGGTCTTCCCAGGGAAAAGCCTCTGCTTTCACGTGCTGGATTGCAGTATCAGTTGGGCAAGCTGACAAACAACCCAATGTTCCAGTCCTATAGGTCTAACCTCGCCTTGTGGCACTCCATGTATGGCTTCGGTCCTGCCGCTGAGCCGACTGCAATAGCTGCAGGAGGCGGTACTATACCGACCTATTCTGCGTCTATATTGCGGGCAATCGCCAGGGACAGACGCCTGTTGGGGTTGAAGGGTCAGCTTCCTGGACCCGACCTCTCGGCTACCCGCGGTGGGATGGACCCCTTCTCCTGGCTCTGGAACGAGATCAACAAGGGGCGTGGCCCAGCCTGGGGCGGGACAGCGAGCGCTGCTGAGAACACTAAGCGGGATGCAGCGGCGAAGAGAATGTATGACGCTCTGGTTGCCCATGACAAGCGGATAGGCAAAACTCCCCCGACCGGGCAGGAGTGGGCTGCAAACTACCTACGTACACATCCTGGTATAGCAGGTTTGCCACATATCCATGGCGTCCCAGGAGCAGTAACTGCCGGGGTCAAGGGTGCTCCGTCGTACGCCGCCATGGGCAAGGCGATGGTGGCCGGGGTAGCGCACGGGGTTAGCTCGAACTGGCACCTCGTGACGAGCGCGCTCACGACACACATGAAGACGCCGCCGAACATCGGTAAGAACTGGCTGACCCCTGCCGGCCACGACGCGGTGCGGGGGTTCACGAAGGGCTTGACCACAGGCTGGAGCAGCAACGTGGTCCCCTGGCTGCAATCGATCAAGAGTAAGGTCTCCAGCCACGTCCATGGCGCCGGCCAGTGGCTCACCCCTGTGGCCCACCACGTCATCGAAGGCTTCCACAAGGGACTCACCACCGGCTGGACTTCGAGCGTCGTCCCCTGGCTGACGAGCATCAAGAGCAAGGTCACCCAGCACTTCACAGCCGGTGGCGCCGGGCAATGGCTGACCCCCGTGGGGCACCACGTCATCGAAGGCTTCCACAGGGGTCTGGCGACAGGCTGGACCAGTAGCGTGGTTCCTTGGCTCGATAGCGTGAAGTCGAAGGTGACCCAGCACTTCACAACCGGTGGCGCCGGTCAGTGGTTGACTCCTGCCGGGCACAACGTCATACACGGCTTTTACACGGGGGTAACGGCGAGCTGGTCAGCGAACGTCGTGCCCTGGCTCACAAGCGTGCCGACGAAGGTCAAGGGATATTTCGCCAGCGCCAGCGGTTGGCTTACCGCGGCAGGCACTGCGATCGTGACCGGGCTCTACAACGGTCTGGAGAGTGGCGTCAGCCTCATCCAGTCGTGGGCTTCACAGGTCATCAGCATCATCCAGGGTGTAGCGAATCAGGTCAGCAACTTGTCAGCACAGATCAATGCCGCTGCTACCAATGCTTCCAATCAGGCAGCCAGCATCGGACAGAGTGCGGCTGCAGCCAAGGCTTCGGCTCAGTCTATATCTGCTTCCAACGCTTCCGCTCGGCAGGTCCCTGCGGTCCATATCAACACAGCGCACTTCAACAACCAGGCTAACTTGAAGACGCTGATGAATCAGGCTGACTTCCTACTCCAGTCTGGTAGAACGGCAGGCTGATGGGCACGAACCTGATGTCGGCGGAGAACTCCTCCTTCGAGGGCGGGACCACAGGCTCCTGGGTGCCGATGACCAACGCTGCCATCGCCAATCGGGCCGGGATCGCCTACGACGGCTCGCACTGCCTGCAGTACTCGGCGATCGCCAACGGCGAGGTGCAGGTCGAGTCCGGCCAGGGTGGTGTCCTCGGGAGCACGTACTACAGCTTCGCCCTGTGGGTGCTCGGGGCGTCGGGCCAGCCGCTGCGCACCGTGAGCATGTACGCCCTGTACTACGACATCAGCAACACTTACATCAGCTCCAGCGACCAGGTCGCAGCGCCGGAGCGCTCCGGCCAGTGGGCGGAGCTGCTGCTGCTGGACCTCTCCCCCGGCAACGCCGCCTACGTGCGAGTGGTCGTCACCATCCCGAGCGCCGCCGCCAACGAGGTCCACTACCTCGACTACGCCAGCGTCAGCCAGGGAGCGCAGCCGCCTGCCACCGGCCAGGGCGCCGGCATGGTCGCCAGCCAGTTGTTCCAGATCAGCTCCGGCACCATCACGCTCGACATGAGTCCCGCCAGGACCTGGGAGAACGGCATCGCCATAGCCACGAAGGACCTCGGTGGTCCGACCGTGCGAGAGGTCGTCTACGACCACAGCCAGATGAACGGTGCCGACGACCTCACTCGCTTCTTCAGCCAGCGTGTCGTCAACATCACCGGCACCTGCTTCGGTATCGGCAGCCAGTCAAGGTCAGTGGCCTGGGAGCGGCTGGCGCCGTTCCTCGACCCCGGCATCCGCAGCACGCTCTCGTACGCCATCGACCTCGACGTGGGGGCGCGCAAGCTGACCAACCTGCGCCTGGCTGCCGTCCAGCGCACGGCGAACTCACCTTCGACCTTCGGCTTCCAGATCCAGTGGGCGGCTGACCCGATCTCACAGGCGCTGTCCGAGAGCGTCGCGGACATCGCCAGCGCGACGGGTGCCGGTGGCCGCACCTACCCGCGTATCTACGGTCTGATGTACCCGTCTGGATCAGGCACGGTCAACGTGTGGTCGAGCGGGCTGATCCCGGCGTGGCCTATCTACACGATCTACGGACCCTGCACCAACCCGGTCATCGCCCTGACGGATTCCACCGGTGTCTTCGTGCTCGGCCAGATCGCTCTCTCGATGGGACTCGCTGGTGGGCACTACGTCACGATCAACGCACGAGCGCGCACGATCACGATCGACGGCACCACCGACGCCTACCACACCATCGACCTCTCGAAGTCGTCATGGGTCCCGATCAAGCCGGGGAACAACTGGTTGAAGTACACAGGAGCTTCGGTGTCAGCGGGCTCGCACTGCCAGGTCGTATGGAATGATTCATTCTTATATTAGTGCAAGGACCGTGCAATGACACGCTACACGCCGATGTACGAGCAGCTCGGGACCTACACAGCGGTCGCAGACCGCATGTTCCACGGCGACATCCTCGGGGCGAACGTCAGTTCCTTGCTGCTCTCCTACGGCGCCTTCCAGGTGACGCAGTGCGGGACCGGCGCCAACATGTCGGTGGACGTGCAGCCAGGTCGCGCTGCTCTGCAGGGCAACTTCCAGGCCAACGAGGGGACGTACTACCTCTGGTCGGATGCCGTCGAGAACGTCATCATCTCGGCTGCGCCGGGCGCCGGCCAGGAGCGCTACGACGTGATCGTCGCGCAGGTACGCAACGGCTTCATCGACGGCGGGCAGAACAACGACTTCCTGTTCACCAAGATCCAGGGCACAGCGGCAGCCACAGGCTCCGCCAGCGTGCCCGCCATCGGGACCAACCAACTCAAGCTGGCGCAGGTCCTCGTCAGCGCGCAGGTCACGTCGATCCTGAACGCCAAGATCACGGACTTCCGTCCTGTCCTGTGGAATCAGGTCCAGCCGCCGCCGCTGGCGTCCGGCGCGGGATTCCAGTACTACACCGACTCCAACAACGAAGTGTGGTGTGCCAAGGGTGGCATCAACGGCGGCGCGTGGAGGCGTGCTACCGAAGTGCTCCATGCCAGGTGGCATCGTAACGGCGCGCTCACCTCGCAGGCGAGCAATCTCAACATTGCCTGGGATGGCAAAGAGTTCGATGATTACAGCCTGTATGTAGGAGCGTCTACCGGATTCATACTCCCGGTACCAGGTATATGGCGGCTGATGGGCTTGCTGACCTGCACCACCACGGCAGTCAACCAGGTGTCGCTCATAGACCTCTGGCAGACAGGATTTAGGAAAGTGGAGCACCGTATAACAGCACCTACAGCTTCGACTGTTTCTGTTACTGCAGTAGCAGTTATGAGGTGCGTGATAGGGGACAACCTGCAGGTAGGTGGTCTTACCACCCCAGGCAGCCTGGCCTACACCGTTGGGTTTGCCTATACAACTGCCGTGGAGTGCGACTACTTGGGGACAGGGTGATGACGAGAGGAGTATTTCTAAGAGGTGCCACACCTGAGGAGAGGTGGTGGTCGTACGTAGGAAAGGCAGATCCGGTAACTGGATGCCGGGAGTGGACAGGCGGTCGTTTGGGTTTATATGGAGCCTTTCATTATCAGGGCAGAGTGATGAATGCTCATAGGGCAGGGTGGATATTGCTTCGTGGGCCGATCACTGACAGAAAACACGTGCTTCATCTTTGTGATAATCCACCTTGTGTACTTCTTGACCATCTCTATTTGGGCACTCCCCAAGATAATGCAAGGGACGTAGTAGCTCATGGTTATTACCGAAGTTGGAACGGAGAGAAGACGCACTGCAAGCGAGGGCATGAGTTCACGCCCGAGAATACCTACATAACCAAGCGAGGTCATCGGGAATGCCATGAGTGTCGGAAGATGCGTGTGTTAGGTAGGATTAGCCAATGACTCGCTACACACCGATGTACGAGCAGTTGGGTTCATACCCTGCGCAGCTCGACCGTATGTTCCACGGCGACATCCTCGGTCAGCAGGCTGCGCTGATGGGTACTTCCACCGACCTTACTGTTAGTCAGAACACCGGCTCCGACATGAACGTCACTGTCCAGCCGGGAAGGGCCACGGTCGTCGGGAACTTCGTCCAGAGCGAGGGTCTATACTGGGTATGGTCGGACGCCGTCGAGACTGTGCCGATCGCAGTCTCGGGCGCCGGGGTCGAGCGCTACGACATCGTCGTACTGCAGGTACGCAACGGCTTCGTGGATGGTGGGGCCAACAACGACTTCATCTTTACGACGGTACAAGGTCAGCCTGCAGTTGTCGGCGGTGCTGTGGCGCCTCCACTCGGATCGAACCAGCTTGCCCTGGCCCAGGTGTACATCGGTGACAGCGTCACTGGAATCAGCAACACGGTCATCACGGACCTACGGCCACCGATGTACTCACCGGGGAGCGGCGGCGGTGGCGGTGGGACTGGACCACAGGGGCCGCCTGGACCGCCGGGAAATCCTGGGGCGCCTGGGCCACAGGGACCTGCCGGTACCACTGGGCCTGCCGGACCGACAGGTCCTACTGGACCACAAGGGCCGTCAGGCACACCGAGCGGCACGGCTGCCGGTGACCTTTCTGGCACCTACCCGAATCCGGCCGTGGCGAAGATCAACGGATCTCCCTTGGGCACTCTCGCGCCGACCACCGGCCAGGTGCTGACGTGGAACGGTTCAGCCTGGGTGCCGGGGAACGTAGTGGCATCCGGTGGTGGATTGGGTGTCTTCGGTGACGGCTCGGATGGTGCTCCGACCTTCAACGGCTCTTCGACCATCCTCGGGATGGCGCCGTCCTCGAACGTCTACACGCTGACCCGCGACCTGTTCCTGTCGGGCGGCACCATCAACTCTGGAGTGAGCATCCGCACGGCTGGCTACCGCATCTTCTGCTCTGGCGTCCTCACCCACAACGGCACCATCCAATGGAATGGCAGTAACGGCGCCAATGGTGGTGGGGCTGGCGCTGCACTCACTTCGGGTGGCACTCTGAGCGGTGGTACTGGCAGTCAAGTTACCTTCGGTGCCGCTGGCGCCGCTGGTGCCTCCGGCACACTCGGTAACAATGGCGCCTCGCTGTACAACACTTCTGGAGCTTCCGGTGGTGCTGGCGGCTCTTCTAGCGGCTTCAACGGTGGAAGTGGAGGCGTAGCTGGTGGCGTAACCGGCAGCTCGGCACGACCACGTACCTCTCTAGCAGTTATGGCTGGTACTTATCCTGACCCGTATTCCCTCGGTAACTCTGTCGTAGTTGGCGGTGGTGCTGGAGGTGGTTCTGGTGGTGGCGTAACCGGCAGCCCTGGTGGTGGTGGTGGCTCTGGGGGTGGGACCGTGATGCTCGCGATCCGTACGTTCGCTGGCACTGGTGCAATCCAGGCCAGGGGCGGCACTGGAGGCTCCCCAACGAGCGCCGCGGCAGGCGGTGGTGGGGGTGGGGGTGGCATTGTGGTGGTAGTCAGTGGCTCGGTAACGATTGGCTCTCCCAACAACATCCCCGGCATAACGATCGATGCCAATGGTGGTGCGGCTGGCTTCAACGGTGGCGCCAGCCTGCCCAATCCAAGTCCAGGCTCCAATGGCACAGTGATCCTGATCCCGAACTGATGACCCGTTACACCCCGTTCTATGTGCAGAACTACGCCGATACTGCACAGATCGACCGGATGGCCTACGGGGACATCTACGGGGCCAACCTCGCCGTCCTAACGGCGAACGCCTTCCAGGTCACGCCGTCCGCGTTCTTCCCTGGCTCGATGTCGGTGGACGTGCAGCCGGGCCGGGTTGCCTTCCCCGGCAACCTCGTGCTCGGCGAGGGTTCGTACTACCTGTACTCCGACGCGCCGGAGAACGTCCCGCTCGCGACTGCCGATCCTGTCTATCCTCGAATCGACCTGATCGTGGCGCAGGTGGACAACGACTACCTGGACAGCAGTGGGCACAACGACTTCGTCCTCGTCGTGCTGACCGGCACTGCTTCCGGTGCCCCTGTGGTACCTACGGTGGGGCCGAACCAGCTCGCTCTGGCGCAGGTGGCCGTTGCGGCCAACGTCACCCAGATCCTGACGACGAACATCACCAACGTGCTCCCTCCGGTGTACTCGCCCGCTGGCACTCCTGGTCCTCCTGGTCCTACCGGACCCGCTGGTCCTACGGGACCGACCGGCGCCACTGGCTCTCAGGGACCTCCCGGCACTACAGGCGCGACTGGACCTCAAGGACCACAGGGCAACACCGGTGCCACCGGCGCTACTGGTCCTCAGGGTCCTACAGGCGCGACCGGTCCTGCTGGTCCATCGACAGGACCGGCCAGCGGCGACCTCTCTGGCTCCTATCCCGGCCCGACTGTCGCCAAGATCAACGGAACTGCGCTCGGCACGCTGACCGGTGCTGTGACCAACCAGAGGCTTGGCTGGAACGGTACGGCATGGGTACCGCAGACATCAGCCACCACCCTCCCACCGAGCGGTGCAGCAGGCGGTGATCTCGGAGGCAGCTACCCGAACCCGATCGTTGATGCCATCAACGGCACCGCGCTCGGCACGCTGACTGGCGCTGCGGTCAACCAGAAGCTCGGCTGGAACGGTTCGGCGTGGGTGCCGCAGACGGTAACTACTGGTGGTGGTCCACCTACTGGTGCTGCGGGCGGCGATCTCGCAGGCACGTACCCGAACCCGACTGTCGGCATGAATGTACCTGCTGCGCTCGGTTCGGCTGCACCGTTCACCACGTTCACCGACACCACAGGCGAGGTATGGGTGGCGAAGGGTGGCGTCAACGGTGGTGCTTACAAGCGTGCGAAGGACGTGCTACATGCATACTCTGCACGCGTCGCAGCCCTATCGACAGTGACGACGGTAAATACGCCGATCGTCTTCGATGCCGTTCAGTACGACGATTACGGTATTTGGCAGAGTACTCCGACTGTAGGGTTTATAGTACCGATCGCTGGTATGTGGCGTCTGACAGGTCAGATGTATTTCCTACCTACTGCTGCTGGTCAAACCTTGAATGTAGGTTTGGCTGTGAGTGGGTTCAGGAAGCTCAATAATGTCGTGCTGTCATCAGCGGTGGTGGCTGGAGCCGCCATGTGTGCCGGAGGTGCAGTGAGCTTTCGGTGCAATGCCAACGATTACCTACAGTTGTGGTCCTGGTCCAATACAGCAGGCATCCCCTATTCTGTAGGTCTGGCTTACTCCTGCTTCTTCCAGGTTGACTACATGGGGACTGGCTGATGACACGTTATGCACCGCTGTCCCTGGACTGGGGTCAGTACAACGCCAACATAGATCGTATGAACCGCGGCGACCTAGCTACTAGTAATGCCTCGAACGTGAGGTTCACTACCGGGTCGATGTCTGCCAGCCAACGCGCTGCTGGTGCCAACATGTCAGTTGACATTCAGCCTGGACGTGCGATGCTACTCGGAAACTACACGACCAATGAAGGGTCGTACTACCTCTTCTCAGATGCAGTAGAGAACGTTGTGATATCGACGGCTCCTGGCGCTGGCCAGTCACGTATTGATGTCGTCGTGGCTCAGGTACGGAATCAGTACGTGGATACAGGATCGAACAGCGACTTCATCTTCACAACTGTCGTGGGCACACCCGCTACCACTGGTAGCCAGGTCGCTCCGGCACTGGGTACCAACCAGTTCGCGATCTGCAACGTTCTCATTGGACCCAACGTCACGTCGATCGTGAACGCGAACCTCACCGATCGCCGTCCCATTTTGAGCACAGCGGCTGGTGGAGACCTGTCAGGTAACCTACCGAACCCGACAGTGGCCAGGATCAACGGGTCGCCACTTGGTACCACGACCGGCGCAGCAAGTGGACAGAGGCTCACCTGGAACGGATCATCGTGGGTTCCCGCTGCTCCAGGTGGTCCACCCTCTGGCGCTTCGGGTGGCGATCTTGCTGGTACTTACCCCAACCCGACAGTCGGCATGAACCTCCCTGCTGCGCTTGCGTCAGGTGCTGGGTTCACGACGTTCACTGATTCGATGGGTGAGATTTGGGTCGCCAAGGGTGGCGTCAAGGCTGGAGTCTGGAATAAAGCTCGTGACGTACTGCACGGTTACTACGCTCGCTCCGCAGCATTGACGACAGTTACGGCAGCGAACACCGCGATAACCTTCGACGCCATGCAGTGGGACGACTACGGTCTGTGGTCTGCTACACCGAACCCAGGGTTCATTACATTAGTCGCAGGGTTCTGGCGGCTCACTGGGCAGATGGCTTTCGCACCTACGGCAGCTAGTCAGTGGTTGAATGTAGCCTTAGCTGACAGCGGATTTAGGAAGTTCAATACTCAGGTCGCTTCTGCAGGGTCTGCTATGCCACCTGTTTTGTACGCGAACGGCACAGTAGTCGTACGTGCTGCAGCCAACGATTTCCTTCAGCTATGGTCCTGGTCTAGTACAGCAAGCCTCGCTTACTCAGTTGGCCTTGCTTATACATGTTTCTTCCAGGCCGACTACCTGGGGACGGGCTGATGCCTGGACCTGACTGGCACTTCGTGGTGGCCACTACCAAGGGCGTCACGCAGGGAGAGCTGAACACGGCGATCTCCCGCCAGATGACATGGATGCTGACCGAAGCCTGCACGGCAGCGTTCACGATGGACGCGATGGAGGCTGACGCCAGTTACGTGCAGGAGGTCACCTCCGACCTGATGTGCTACCGGGACAACCACCTCATGTTCCGCGGGCGCTTCATGTCGAGCCAGGACACGATCGGTGAGCAGGCCGGCAACGTGGCTGGCGGTACGTCGCCCGACGTGCATACGGTGGACTTCACGGCTACCGACTACCGCGGGATGCTCGCCCACCGGATGGTCCCGTGGCCGACCTTCCACTATGGGAAGGCTCCAGAGCCACCGGTGGACCAGTGCTCGATCGCCTGGGACATCATCGACCGGAGCCAGGATCAGCCTGGCGGCGACTGGGGCATCCATAAAGGGCTGTTCACCCCGGCGTCTTCGTCGGCTCAACTGCGCAGACAGGAGCCTGCGGAGGGTACTTACATCGACCAGGCCATCGACAACATCGCCACGCTGAACTCCGGCTTCGAGTGGGAGATCAGCCCGACAATGGCCTTCAACACCTGGCCACAGCCCCCGCACGGACTGAACCAGCAGGGCCGTGGGCAGAACATCGGCATGAAGCTGACCTACGGCGACAACGTCACCAACGTGCAGCGGGCGATGAACGCCTCCACAGGCCAGCCCTACGCCAACGTCGTGCGCATATCCGGGAGCACCACTCCCGGCACCACGTCGCAGCGGAAGAACGTCGTAGACGAAGCCCTGTCCACCGGCTGGAAGACGGACCCGCTGCTGGAAGCTGCCGGGCGCTGGGAGTTCCAGGCGGGGAACGGCGACCTGACCTCGACCCCAGCGGTTGAGGACGCCGCCATCTACGAGCTGGTGCGCGACTCGAACCTGACGCCGTCGTATGTGTTGACCTTGAAGCAGGGCTGGTGGGATCCGAGTGCCCTGTGGCTCGGCGACATCGTGACCGTGACCGTGAACCACGGGCGCATCAACGACTCGATCCAGACCCGCGTCACGCAGATGGACATCTTCGTCGGTGACGTGTCGGGCGAGGAAGTGGTTCAGGTGACGGTCGGGCCGAAGTACTCGAACCTGCTCCACCGGATCCTCCGCCACGAGAAGGTCATCACCCGGATCACCAAGAACGCCACATAGGATGTGACATGGCCGATTTGGCGAAATGCCCGACACACGGCCATCCTGCCGCGCACCGCAGTGGGCAGGCAGGCAGCACCAAGCAGGGAGCCAAGCACCCTGCCAAGAAGCACCCCGTCGCCAAGCGCGCCGCTGCCAAGCAGACCGGCCAGTCGGCTGCAGCTCGGCGTGCCAACCATTCCAAGGGGACCAGGCACACCAGTCACGCCAGCAAAACCCATGCGCAGCACGCACTGTGTCAGCACGGTAAGAAAGCGCCTGCGAAGAAAGCGCCTGCGAAGAAAGTGCCGGCCAAGAAGGCACCGGCCAAGATGATTGCACCCAAGAGGAGGTAGTTATGAGTGATCCCGAAACTGAAGAGACAGAGGAAGAGCGCGAGGACGAGGAGCCTGAGCCAACACCCGAGCCACCAGAGGAGCCGTCCCACGGAGATACAACCCCCGCAGCATCCTGATGCCAGCACTGAGACGGGTGTTCATCGCCAGCCCAAATTACTCAAGCCGTGGTGGCTCCGCAGTAAGGCTGATCGTGCTGCACACCGCCGAAGGAGCACTGACCTATCAGTCGCTGGGGAACTACTTCGCCAGTTCAAGCAGCCAGGTATCTTCGCACGTCGGGATAGACGACACGCCAAACGAAATCGGCGAATACGTGAAGCCTGGAAACAAAGCCTGGACAGCGGCGAATGCGAACCCGGTGGCGATCCAGGCTGAGACCTGCGCCTTCGCAGGATGGTCAGCAGGCGAATGGGACAGGCACCCGCAGATGCTGGAGAACATCGCACAGTGGATCGCCGAGGAAGCATCGCGCTTCGGGATCCCGATCGTCAGGCTGTCGGCAGAGCAGGCACAGGGAGGGAGCCGTGGTGTCTGCGACCACGGCGACCTCGGCACCTGGGGTGGGGGACACTGGGACGTGGGCGACGGCTTCCCTTGGACCCGTGTGCTCGATATAGCTCAGGGCAAACCGTCAGGGCCGACCACGCCAACGCCAGAAGAAGAGGAGGATTGCCCGATGCTCATTGTTCACAACAAGGCCGGGGGGATTTGGCTCATTTGGGGCAGCTTCCGCACCCCAGTCAAGAACCCTGATGAAGTGAACGATTACAAGAAGGCTGGGGCAAAGGATGTCGGCACCTGGCCGGACGACAGGATCGCCAAGTTCCCGATCGCCGAGAACGCAGTCAAGTAAGACGATGCCGTGGCGCTTACGGAGGACGATCTTGCTGATCCTCTTCGGCGTCGCGTCCCTCGTCCTCGGCGCCGTCGTGCTTGCCCTCAACCGCGACATCGCCACCGACCTGCTGGCGGCAGTTGCACTGGTAGCGGGAGCAGCCATGATCCTGATCTCTCTGCCAGAGAACGGAAACGCCAGTTCGCCACCTTCGCATTGATCTGGATGACCATCGGCGCAGTGTTCGTCATCTATGTCGTTCTCTCAACCAAATAAGGAGAAGCAGCCCATGTCAGATCCAGACGCTCCGAAGCCGGAGCAGCCGATCCAACAGCCACCACAGGTCACACCGCCGATCTACTATCCGCCGACCGTCACACCGCCGATCTACTACCCGCCAGTCAGCGTCATGCCTCCCATCTACCAGCCACCGGGGATCTGGGGCGGTGGCAACGTCCCCATGCCGACGCCTCCGATCTACATGCCACCCGTCAACGTCATGCCTCCGATCTACAGCCCGATCGACCCCGGCTACGGCGTGCCCGGTTGGCCCTCGCATCCGATCGCCTGGCCTCGGCCTCCAGTCGATCCCGGCTACGGAGTGCCTGGGTACCGTCCATCGCACCCGATCGTGCTGCCACCGCCATCGAAGCCGGACATCCCGATGCCGGACCCAGCTACTGGTTACTGGGTGATGTCGCCAGGGCAGCCGTGCATGTGGGTGGTTGCTGACAGCGAAGATGCTGCGGCATCGAACTACGCCAACTCGATGAACCTGACTGTCGGCGAAAACCTGGTCGTCTTTACCGACTCGACCGCTTACGTCGTTGAGGTCACCTCGGACATTGGTGTGAGTCCGGCGTGAAGACCATGGACCGGAGGGAGTTGCTCAAGAAGGCGGCAATAGGCACCGGATTGGTCGGCCTCGGTTGGGTCGCGCCCGAGATCGACACGGTGGCCTCGGCGCAGACGGGATCGGCACACGCCTGCTGCGCCTGCTACTTCGGCGACCCTCCCGGCAAGCCGGGAGCGTTCGTGGCTGTGGCTGTGGACCACTACACGAAGGCGGGGTGCGTGGCAGCCTGCGAGGCTGCGGCCCCGAAAGGAACGCACGGCGTCGTGCTGCACTTCACGTCCAACCCGACGACGCCCTTCGCCGGGGTGAGCGCCGGTCATCCACAACCCGGCTGCCACATCGAGAACCACTGGCTCAACCGCGTCGTCGTGCCACCCGGACCACCGGACGGTCCCGGCTACCACAGCCACTGCCCGCCGCCGAGCGAGCTGAAGCCACTCGGCGTGAAGTGCGACCGCGGCTACTGGCACACCTAGAGATCCGTTCCCAGCGGAGGAGAGAGCGGCCCTTCGGGGCCGCTCTTCCGCGTCAGCGTAGGATTCCTCACTCATTCGCCGTACGCATCGTGCGCGCCACGGGCGCACACTGAGGGAAAACACGAAAGGTGACCAAGTGAGTACAGTCAGTCGAAGAACGCTTCTAAAGGGAGCGGCAGCCACTGCTGGTGCTGCCTGGGTGGCACCGGTGATCGAATCCTTCACTACGAAGGCCGCAGCGGCTTCCGGGGCGCCGACGACCTGTTGCCAGTGCTTCACGACAACGGGTGCTTTCCTGGGCGCCGGGCAGGACGACTTCACTGTCTCCACCTGCCGGACGTTCTGTGACAACGTCAACCCCGGCATCGCCGACCACGGACACTTCGTCTTCTTCTCTGCCAACTCGCAGCAGGTGTTCTCAAGCTCGGCAGTGCCTCCCACCGGCTGCTCGTTCGCCGGCACGTACCTCGGTGCCAACCAGTCCTGCCCCGGAATCCTGCCGGCCGGCGTCACCTGCACCGCTGGCACCTTCCCGACGTGAGCGCGATCTCAAGGCGTCAGCTCCTGAAGGGCGGCGCCATCGTCGGTGGCACCGTGTGGGTGGCTCCCGTCATCGAGAGCTTCACCACGAGAGCGGCTGCCGCGTCCGGTCCGCCGCCTCCGCCGCCACCTCCGCCTCCTGGTTGCCCACCTGCTGCTGCCTTCGGGCTGTCGGGGCTGACGGTCCTCTACCAGCGGACCGGCAGCACGTCCATCTTCTGGTCCTTCATCGGCCAGGGTCAGACGGCCTGCAGTGCTGGCAGCATTTCCAACGACGACAGCTTCACGACGACGTGCGGCACCAACACCATCGCCGTCAACACGCCGTCTGCCGGCGTGCTGTGGAACGGGCAGGCGCCCGTCGGCGACCCGATGGGCTGTCCCTTCACGGCCACGGCCGGTGGTGCGAACGTCGTCGGGACCGGCATCACGGTGCTCGTCTGGATCGCCCACAACGGGCAGTTCGTCGGTGGTACCCCGCTCGGACCGAAGGGACACTTCGAGATCCAGTGCGGCGCTCCCGGCCAGATGTGCCCGCCAACGCCCTTCGTCGGCTGATCTCTCCGGCGAAAGGTTAGGAGAGCGGCCCCTCGGGGCCGCTCTCTCGCGTCATTGACCCTTCACTTCTTCCCCAGCTAGGGTTGCGCAATCCCACCTGAAAGGAGCCGCCGCACCGATTCTCTCTTAGCTTGCTAAGGAGTGAGACTGATGAAACGCATCGCACTAGCCATAGGCGCTCTTACAGCGCTTTCTCTGCCGGCCTGGGTGCCGGCAGTCGCTTTATCAAGCCCTGACCTTCAGACAAGGATTCACTCGCCGCCGACGCCGAGAGTGTGGCTCGCCGGGGTCT